ACGGCCAAGTACGCGAAGAGTTCGAGAAGCGCGGGTATGAAGTTTTTACTATCTGCTAAACAACCACGAAACGCGGGCGGGTTCATTCCTGCCCCGTTTTTTTTTACAAACCAACACACAAAAACAACATGGACACCATCACAACATTGAGCAACTACACACCGCAACAAGTGCGCGAAGCTTTCACAAAGTACGTCAGCAATCAAAAGAAGTGCGACAAGTTCGCGGTTCAGTACTTTATAGGAATGACCGCAGGCCACACAAGCCCGTTCGCCCTTTTCGGATGCTATAAGCGGGCGGAACTACTCAACAAGCTTCTGGAGTTGATCAACACGGACGCGAACCTTTACGCGTGCATCAAATCAGACTACACACGCGAGCAAATACTAGCAAACATCAAATAATTCACACTATGAAAATCAGCAAACACCTAGAACAGGCCGTTGAGACACTCAACGAAAAGTACACGAACGAGTTCAGATTGTACCCAATCAACTACCGCGCACAAGGTCAGAGAATCAAGCGCATCGGCTACGAAATAGTGCACGATGCGCGGGTGCTCACTATCCAGATCGAGCCCGCACAATTCAGAAAAGGGAGCGTATATGAGAAGGACAAGTATTTAGTGGGCATCAGAGGCCGCAACCCCGAGCAAACGGGCTATTTCTACGCAACAAGCCTGCAAGCCATCAAAAGTTACATAATCGAAAAATTCATATAGCTATGACCACACAACAAAAAGCGAACTGCACAAAGTACTACAACAAGTTTTTTGACCAAAACTGCAACGACCTGTACATTGACAAGCTGACAAAAAATGTATTCGGCCAACCTTGGTTCGAGTTCAGACTGAAAAAAGAAAGTCAACGCGACATCATCAACATCCTAACCCGCGACAAGTGGAAGGTGTACGGAAGCACGATAAACAAGAGCAGATTCTTCGCAGTATATACTAACGAATAAAAACTAAGCACATGACTAAAGCACAATCATTTGTAGAGGGCTTGAGCCCCGAACTGAAGCAGACAATCTTGAACATGGCGGAAACACTTCGCCCAATGTTGGATGAGATACACGAGCGCACGCCGACCACGCAAAAGTACTACGGCGACTATTTCAGGATCTTATCTTATCGCCCCGAGCATTACAAAGTAATGGCGCTAGCCTTACTCTATGCCGGAGCAAACCCCGAAGGACTGGAGGCAGCAGTAAAACTAATGTAGTTTAACAGGGCTTGGAGCACGGGCGGGTTCGATCCCCGCCCCCTGTTCTAAATTTTAATACAATGACAACAGCAAAACTCACAACGGACACTATCAACAGACTGATAGGCCGCACTATTCACAGCGCAGGTGATAATTGGATACAGCTAGACAATGGTATCCGAATTTACCTAGAAGACAGCGAAATCGAATCATTAAACTAAACCCACAACAAGATGAGCAACGAACAAATCAAGCGCAGGCTTACATTTATCATGGTTGACGCAAGCCACTTACTTCAGCACCTAAACGCAGGCAAGGGCATGGACGAATGCACTGGCTTTGCTGACAACGGGCACACGCACCTGTCCAACATCCAAATCGCGGCAGATCTACACGACACGGAATCTGACGTATGGAATGAAACAAGGCAAGTATCAATGGGCATCAGCGGCAAGGTATCGCACGACCCTAAGCTAGCCCGCAAGTACAACGCCCTGCTAGAAATGCTAGGAGCGGAAGGGATGCTACACCAAATCGAGCAGTGGATGGACGACAGCGACTTGAAAAACATTGTCACCGACATCGAAAACAACGTATTCTAAACACAACAACGAGATGAAAATTCTATTCTTCGCGGCAATGATTGTCGCACACCAACACACCGCAGAAATGCGCTTCCTTGAAATGCAGGACGAAGGGACGATAGTTTACGAGGGTGACGACATTGACACTGGTAAAGCTATGTTCACAATCTTTCTGCCTGATACAACTATCAACTACGCGTACAAAGCGGAAGTAATGGAGTACATCAGTACCGGCACATTCGAGTATAACGATTTTCTAAAATAAAAACCATGAAAAAACACACACAATCTATTGCCCAAGGGCTAACCATCGCAGGACTAATCGTATGGATCATGCTCCTGTTCAGTTCATGCACAACGTCACGTCATTCTAACTACCAAGATCATCTAAGAAGCGCACCTGCTCAGAACTGGGTGCGACAAGACAATGGTGGATGCGGATGGCACAATTAACCCTTAAATCTATAACACAATGGGATTCTTTAGTTTCAAGACACAAGACACGCACCGCAGTATTGCGAACAAGTACAGCGGCCGCAAGACCTTCGCAGTGTATATGCACGACAATGAAGGAAACGTATACCAAGAAGACAACTACGAGGGCTATGGAGACTTCGGTGGAGTTGACTACTACGAACTGATGGCTTCAATGAATGGTATGAAAGATCGGTACGAAGCAGTAAACGCTTGGTGCGCCAATCAGAGGGGATTGCTTTATCCTAACCTTACCGAGTTTCCTGATTGGGAATGGCGCAATGAGTTGCCTGAGAATTGCGAATTTCAAGGCTATTTCTACGAGTAAAAATTTAACAACCATTAACAAACGGGCGCAGTGTATAGAAACTACATTGCGCCCACATTTAAACACTAATTTATTATGAAGGTATTATTAACCCCCGAGGAATCGGAAAGCATTTTTTACGATGCGCTATGCAATAGTCTAGCCTACATTGAGAATGGCTACGACTTGAGACTAACCTACTTTACAGGCCACTACGAGCAGGCCGTGAAGACGTTACGCGGAGGCCAAGATGGCACGCCTAAATTCCCTGATACAGCAATCTGCTATGAGGACGTCCTGATGCAGATACTCAGGCAAGGTCATCAACTCAACCTCATGGATCTTGAGGGTGATGAATCAAAGAGCATAACCCTGCAAGACGTTCATGAGCGGGTGCAGGAAACTGATATGCGCCACCTGATGGATGCCATCAATGAGACTGGAGACGCAATAACAGGAGACGTCATCCTGCAACAAGTATTCTTTCAAGAAGTAATTTTCGGTTAAACCATAAAACAATAACAAGATGCCAAACTGGTGTTACAACTTTGTCACCGCCACTGGAAGTGCCGATGACATAAAAGCTTTCAAAGAAGTAGTTCAACGCGAAAGAGAATTGGCTCAGTCCCTCGGAAGAGGGCTTGGCCTATCGCTATCTGATGATGAAATAGAAGATGGATTCTTCTTTAGCGTAGAACTAAGCGATGAAACCCCTAACTCAATTAACTTTTCCTATGAAACCCGGTGGGCTCCAAACCTGCTCGACTTGGCCAAGGTATGCAAGAAGTTCGGGCTTGAGGCTGAATGCGAGTACAACGAGGGCGGGATGCAGATCTTCGGCACGGCCAAGATTGATGCAGAAGGCAGTATCGACGACGACCAAATTCCTCAGGAGTTTCTGGAGTTGATTGAGTACAACGAGGACACTTGTGTTTACACCTACGATGGCGAGGAGTACGAGTGCTGTGAAGACGCAATAGAAGATGGCTACAAAAAATGGAAACAACAAAACTTTTAACCTATGGAAGAGTACATTGAAGAAATCATGCAGTCCCTAGTGGGCAAGAAAATCACCTTCATGCGTTACATGAACGATGAGGAGATGGCGAAATTCGGATGGTCGAAGCGACCTATAATGATCCTGATTGAGGGCGGCACATTAATCATACCTCAGTCTGATGACGAGGGTAATGAAGGTGGCGCAATGATCGTAATGAACAACAAGTTTAACGTAATACCAACTTACTAATGACAAGTAAAGACCAAGTGCTCGACAGAGCCATCAATGACCTTCAGGTTGACATCATGAACGCTTGGAGAAGCGTAATGAAGTACGAACAGCAGTTAAGCGATATGGATATGGACGAGGAAGACAAGAAGATATTGCGCCTGCTTATCGAGAACGAGAAGAGTAAGATAGAGACCAAATCAGCCATACTCGACAAGATAACACCTCCTGCACCGGCACATCAAGAAATTGAGGACGCTAAGGCCGTACTAAGATCGGCAGGATACCACGTTGATTCCTTGTGGCACGTAAAGGACGTAACAAACCGATTTGAGTGCGACAACGAGGAGGCATACGAACTACTCAGTGATTCACTGGAGCAGAACGTAGAAAGGACTTTTGAAATTATAGCACACCAAGCAATTTACGAACGCGAACTAAAAGAAAAGAACCATGACGCACTACTTTAACTACGATAGCTACAAGCTATCCAATCCTGATGATGACGGCCACTACACCGAAGATGAGAAGCCGCGCATCCAAACTGCAATGTATTTCAAGTACCAGCATCGTAATGATAAGAGGTATAACTACGGAATGATTACCACCTCGGGTCATGACGTAAGGGTATGGAATTATGGATGCATAAGAACCATCGACGTTGATGAGATTGAAACCTATGTTGAGGACGTGAATGGCGAAATCGATAGGATCAATGCCAACTATCAGAATATGCAGTTCATAACCAAGGACGAGTTCATGAATGAGTTCGAGGATGCACGGATCAAAATCAAAAACCTTGTACATCGTGAAGCAAATTATTGATACGATCGTGTTTCGCCTTATGATATGGTTACTTAAAGACATTGACAAATGATGATAGACTACCGCGCTGGAGATGACATCGTCTGCATCCGAGACCACTCACAAGGCATTGTCAAGAAGGGTGACGTGTTTACCGCAGTCCAACTCGCAAGGGTTGGCTGTGGTTGCGTCCTCTACGTTGACATAGGTGTTACATCTGACAGGCCGTTCACTCGTTGTCCTGCTTGTGGAATGAACGACGAAAAGACCGACAATATATGGTGGCTTGATGCCCGTTTGTTCCGGAGACTGCTGACCCGATCCGAGGAGGAAGACCTAGCAGACGTGCTTGCTGAGGTGTTCTCTGAGGAGTTAATTAGTCTTAATTAGTTAAACATTAGTTGAGAACGTATATGTTACACTATATTTGCAATCTAAATGACAAGGCTATTTAAAACCAAAGATGGCTATGAAGTTGTCAAACATTCGCGTGACGTTTATGCAATAATTGGAAAGCGAGTGAAGTACATCGGCAAAGTATCAGCCAACTACCAGTCAAGCGGAAGACTGCTCAAAAAAATCCCAAACGAAATCAAAACAATCTTTTTTAAACTTCAACAAAATGAATTGGAATCTCCAACAACTATGGAATGAATGCGTTTATTCCCAACAACGTGCGCTAGAGCCACGAGATTATTGTTACGCGTCAGAAATCGGTCAACCCCTTGTTGATCGCTATCTGAAGATGAAGGCTGTTACGCCTACTAACCCGCCCAACATGAGAAGCCTACGCAAGTTCGAGGCAGGCAACCTTGTGGAGTGGGTAGTACGCTACGTCCTGGAACGTGCCGGGCTGATCAACAACACTCAGGAGCGGGTGATGGTTGAGTATCCCAATATGCTCAAGGTATCAGGTCGTCTTGACTTCTTAGCGGGCGGCAAGATTGACATCGAGCGTGCCAAGCAGGATATTACATCTTCGCACCTGCCCGAATCCATCCAAGCATCCTCCCTCTACATAGCTGAAAAGCTGTATGAGAAGTTCGGTGACAAAGAACTGGAGAAGAAAGTCCTCGAGATCAAGTCGTGCTCATCCTTTGTAATGGATATGATGGAGAAGACTGAAAAGCCTATTAAACACCACCGCTTGCAGCTTTTCCACTACATGAAGGGGCTCAACCTCAATGGCGAACTGGTGTACATCTGCAAGGACGATCTGCGTATGATGTGCTTCCAATACGAGCCTAGTGCAGAGTTAGAGCAGGAATACCTGAGCGACCTTGAGAAGATAACAAATTACTTCAACACGTCTACTCGACCACCGCTTGAGAACCACATCATCGTTGAGGACGGCAAGTTCAAGAAGAACTTCGGTATCGAGTACAGCAACTACCTCAAGTTCCTTTATGACTTTGATGAGCCCCGCGACTACGCTGATTCAGTCAAGTCTCAGGTTGCACGCTGGACGCGTGTTGTTGCACGCTATGCCAAGGGTGATAAGATAACCGCAAAGAATGAGGAAGTACGAGTGGAGATCGAGGCCGCCGGATATAACTTTAATCAAATCGTAGAACAAGCCAAGAAGTTTGGTGTATCAGAAGAAGAAGAAGAAATCTAATAAACAAAACAACATGAAAATTCAAATTGAAAAGGGAGTATCTATTCCCAAAAACGTCACCCGTAAATCAAAGTACCCATTCCGAGAGATGGAGGTAGGGGATTCGTTCTTCATCAAAGAAAAGGAAGACGTAAAGAAGGCGCAGCGAAAGATGGCTGCTGTCGCGCATATGTTCTGTAAGAAAAACTCTGACTATAAATTCAAGACTCAAGCCTTTGAGACTGGAGTCCGTGTATGGAGAGTAAAATGAAACACAGCGCAGTAATTACACCACAGGGGGCATTGCGAATCTACAATCGCCCCCTCTTCGAGGAAGAAGTCAGAGCCATGTCCCGTGAAAAGGACTTGGCTGTGACCATCGAAGTCAAGTTGAAGAAACGTGTACGCTCCGACGTGCAGAACGCATACTATTGGGGCGTAGTTGTAGCTATGATAGCAGAGAGACTGCGGGAGCTCGGACACGACGTTGACCGCGATCTGACGCATGAATTTCTCAAAGGTAGATTCCTTTATTCTGAACTGGCTGATCCTAACACCGGAGAAGTCATGAGGATACCGCGCAAAACATCTGAACTGGCAACGGAGGAGTTCATCGAGTACCTGGAGCATATAAAGCAGTTTGCAGCTGAGACGCTGGACATTTACATTCCGGATCCTAATGAGCAACTTGAAATATAGTAAGCTTGCAATAAACCAGCACACAAGCTATATTTGCGGGTATGAAGAAAGTAATATGTTGGTGGAGCGGAGGCATAACGTCTGCGGTAGCTTGCAAGATAGCAATAGATATGTTCGGACTGGACAGCTGTGATATCGTTATGATTGATACCAAGAACGAGCATCCGGATACGTATAGGTTCAAGGACGACTGCTCCAGATGGTACGGCAAGGAAATAGAAACCATCACGGAAGTTGGTGGCAAGTACGAGAGTATTCAGGACGTGTGGATGCATTTCAAGTCCCTGAACGTAGCGAGCGGGGCTATATGCTCAACCATGCTCAAGCGCAGGGTGAGGGAGAGGTATCAGAAGACAATCGAGTACGATCATCAGGTGTTCGGGTTTGAATTTGACAAGAAAGAGTTCAACAGAGCAAACTCTCTCAAGATGAATCATCCCAAGGCCAAGGCTATTTACCCCCTGCTCATGTTTGGTTACGACAAGGATCATTGCATGAAGGCGGTTCAAGAGGCGGGTATAGAGATACCGGTCATGTACAAGATGGGATTCAGAAACAATAACTGCTTCGGAACTGGCTGCGTACAGGGTGGCATTGGGTATTGGCAGAAGATGAAGCGGGACTTTCCCGACAAGTTTGATGCAATGGCCGAGATGGAATGGAAGCTAACTGAGATGAAAGGAGAGCCCGTGACCATGCTCAAGGATCAAGGCAAGGGCGCCAAGTCATCAGGCAACGTGCTTGTATTCCTCAAGAAACATCCAAACTACCCACATCTAAAATGTCTTGATGACATTGAAGGCAAGGAGGTGGAGCCGCTGTTTGAATGTAACGGATTCTGCGGAACCAACGACCTAAACGAGAGGCCAAATACAGAACAAGAAATTAATTACGGACTATTTTCAAACGAAAACTTATGACAATAAAAAAACAAACAGCAGTAGAGTGGTTAGTAGAAAAATACGAACTGGTTGGTATGCTTACACCGCCTATGATTGAACGAGCCAAAGCAATGGAGAAGGAGCAGACGATGGAATTTGCCCTGAGGTTCCTGATGCAGGACAGACCAGTTGTATCGTTTTACAACGAAACATACGGAGGTGACAAATGATAGCAGCAATAATAGTATCGATCCCTTTGTGGATTATCGCACTCGCGTTGCGAGACCTGTTTAACCAAATAAAAAAAATGAGCAATGAGTAAGCAATTAAAAATAATTACAGGCTTGATCCTGTCAGCGGTGTTCGCCTATTTGGTGGCCGCATTTATTCTCGCAGAACTTGATTTCAGGCTGTGGTCTGTCGATGGCCGTGCTGGGTTATTCTTAGCTTGGATCACGTTTGCCATCTTCACGATGATTTACATTTTTTTTAACGATGAAATGGATAGACATGAAAGCAATACTTGAGTTCAATCTTCCGGATGATCAGGACACATTCGACCTGCACGTCACCGCCTACGACATGAGGCGTTCACTTATAGAAATTAAGGACTACCTCAGAGCCAAAGCGAAATACGAAACAGAGGAAGAGATTAGGTGGGAAGCATACAACGAGGTGTACGAACATTTTTTTGAAATACTAAACGATAACAACATCAAACTATGATTAAAATTTCAGACAAGCCATCCAAGAAGGTGGAACATTTTACGGGAACGATAACAATGGCGTTTCCAGGCATCGAAAACAAGATTTGGAACTTCACGGTCTTGCGTACCACGAACGGATCAACTACCTTTGCTGTACAGGCAGACCATGAGCAGTTCAACCAACACTTTGACGAACCAGGAGAGACAGACTACTTCAAGGCGATGCTTGAAGAGACCGTCAAGGCGAACCTGGCTAAAGAACAGGCAGAGTGGAAGCCTACCGATAAATAACACAGCCCATGAAGGAGAGGAGTAAGAAGTGCCGGATCTGTAAACAGGAGTTTATTCCCAAGTACAGCACCATGCAGGCAACGTGTGAGAACATCGAGTGCATGATCGCTTATTCCTCTAAGCAGAAGGACAAGAAGGTTAAACGTGAACTGAAGGAGGTCAAGGAGCGAAACAAGTCTGTGTCCCAATGGCGCAAGGAATTACAACAGGTGTTCAACCAATACATCCGGCTAAGAGACCAAGGCAAGGGGTGCATATCCTGCGGCAAGCAGTTGCAGGGTAAGTATGATGCAGGCCATTTTTATTCCGTAGGATCCTACCCTAACCTACGCTTTCACGAGTCGAATGTTTTCGGACAGTGTGTGGGCTGCAACCAGCACAAACATGGCAACCTCCTTGAGTACGCCATAGGCATCGAGAGGCGCATCGGCAAGACTAAACTGGAGGAACTGAAGTCACTCCGGAACGACCGGCTAAGCCTGCCGCTTGACAAGATAAAGGAGTTGATATACTACTACAAGGACAAAGTAAAGGAGATAAAAAAATGATTGAATCACCAACTTGGGAAGACCTAGGATACGCTAATTTTGAATGATGGACAAGACTAAAAACATCTACACGCTAATCATCCTCGGCCTGTCCGTGGTAATCCTGTGCGGGATATTCTTCATGGTGTTCCACCTTGGAGGACTGGAGAAGAGTTCCGAGCACGACAGCATCGCCATTGACCGGCTGCACGAGATCAATGAGAAGTACATCGAACAGATGGACTCAAACCTCATGGTTGTAACGCAGACCAAGGCAGCCCTTGACTCGTTCATGGTGCAAGACCAGCAGCAGTTCCTGCTTGAACAGGAGCGCATAGACAAGGCACAAAAAATTGTTTCACGAATACCAAAAATGTCCAATGACTCGCTTAAAACACTTTACGTTAACTCTTGGAACTATCTTCTTAACGAGTATCGTAGCGGGCGTTTACGCCCAGCCAACTAGTCCGCAGCTGCCGCGTGAGGCACAGGAGGTAATATCCTCAGCGGCCGAGACCATCCGGCAGGACAAGGTCACGATCGAGGCCCGATCGGAACGCATCCGGCTGATGCGGGCACAAATCGAAGCGGCTCAAATAGCCCTTGACCTAGCTATCAAGAACGGTGACCTGTGCGAAGAGGTGCGCCAGAACCAACTTGCAGAGATACGCTTCCTCAAGTCTTCATACAACGACATGAAGTCGGAGATGAAGAAGGAGCGTAGAAGAAAGATATTTTGGAAATGTGCAACGATTGTCCTGGGTGGGACGTCGTTGTATCTGTTGTTGTTATAGTTGTTATTGTTTATTGTTAAAAGAAAAAGGGAGGCCAATCGTGACCTCCCTTTTTTGACTTATAAACTTTAAACTATCGAACCACAAGCACGCTTGCTTCGTTGTTTGAAGGGTTGCTATCAGGCAATCCATTCACCTCAGTGATACGAACTCTCCAAGTATTTGGAAGTGTACCTTGAGTTGACGTAGGCCATACGGTTCCCATACCCACAGAACGTCCCGGCATGATGCGCTCTGGACGACTCCAGTTGCTTTGATACTGACCATCGAAACCGGACACTCCCTTGTAGGAGGTGATGACTGATGTCCCCTTGTTTGTAACGCGGTAAGATACACGAACTCGGTTAGCATCAAGCCACTCGTATCCTGTAATCTTAACTTCTATATCCAAGGTTTGATCCGGAGGAGTTGGGGTTGTTACCGTGATTGAAGTAAGGGCGATGTTATCGTTCTCATTTGACTCATTGATTGCGTTTGCAGGATCAATAGTCAGGATGAACTGAGACAGGCCGCTGAGGTTGTTTGGAACGGTGTAAGGGATCGTAGCTGTAACCGAAGTCTGACCCTTTGGAACGGTCACGGTTCCGGTGTAGAAGTTAAGGATTGCTCCTGCTGGGTTCTTGAATGAAATTACTACAGGGGCAAGCAAGTCTGCCGTAATAGGCTTATCAATCATCACAGAGTAAGACACGTTAGCAATAGATCCGGCCTCCGCAGTAGCAGGAGAACTGATCACACCATATACATTGACCAAGGTCGGCGTAGGCGGAGGAGGAGTAACGCCACCCGCAAGAGATACCGCCGTGTTAGCGTCGATAATACCAAAGCCAAGCTCGGCTGACTTGCCGTTGGCGTCGTAGGTATAACCACCAATCTTCCGACATGAGTTCTTGAGGATGTCACGAACCTGCGCCTCTGTAAGCTCTGGGTTCTTTACAAGCACCATACCTGCAACAGCAGCCATAGCAGGGCATGAAGCAGACGTACCGCTAAACCCCTTGTATGCCTCTGGGCCGTATCCAACAGCGCCTGTACGGTCTGTCGTGTACAACGAAGTACCCGGAGCGGCAGCAAACAGCTTAGGGCCGTAGTTGCTGAATCCTGCGCGGGTGTTGTTTTGCGTACTAGCGCCTACAGCCATTACCGACGGGTAAGACGCAGGGAGCTGAGTGAAGTCAGACTGGTATCCGTTTCCAGAGGAAGCAAAGAGTGGAATACCCTTTCCGTTACGGGCGGTGGTACGAGCGGCGGTCAAGGCGTTGGCGAACACTGGATACCCAGACCCCGTGCTGCCCCAAGACATTGACATGGCCACGCAGTTGGGGTTCTCGATGGCCTTGTTGACAGCGCGTGTCAAAATTGTATCTGATGTTCTGAAACCACCACCTGACGTGCTACCGAAACCGATGTGCAGGAATTGAACCTTTACAGCATTGTTTCCGATAGACTTACAGCCGATGTCGTTACCTGTGTTGGCCGCGATCACACCGGAGCAAGACGTTCCGTGGTTCTCAAAGTCAGACACTGGGTTCACATCTGCTGCATCTGTCACGCAGTTCCATGAAGATGGGCTGATAGAACCCTGCAAGTCCTCGTGGGTTGTCTCGCAGGCGATGTCTAGGACCGCTACCTCTTTAACTACACCGGCAGGGAGTTGCGCCCATGCCTCCTGGCACTTCATGTCGGGCAAATGCCAGTGGCCAGAGTAGGCCATCTCCGCGTGTTCGGCCATGGGTACGATGTAGTCCGGCTCCACGCTAACGAACAGGGCTGTAGACATGATGCTGCCGTAGAATGAATCGAAGCTAACGAAGTCCGGAACCTCAACAAAGAATGTCTTGGTTGACTCAAACGAGTCGTTTACCACAATCATGTTGGCCTCAAGGTACTTCTTACCCTCCGCATAGCTCTTAGCTATCACGATAGCAAGACCAGACTCAACATGGTCAAGGGACTCCTCAACGCTGTTGGACTGGGATACCTTGGCAGGATCCGGAGTTACCGGCTGCTCGTCACGGAAGACGATGATGCTGAACGGCTCGAACACCTGCACCACGTTGGCCTTGGTTTTGTTTTTCTCAAAGGACGCCTTGTCCTTGAACTTAACTGATTTTAAACTCATTGGTTTTATTGATTTACGTTCTAAATTTAACTGACCTCTTCCACCTCGTGATGTGGGTGTTCTTGGACAGCGGGCGGATCTTGATGTAGACGCCATCCCGTGACCGTGAGTCACGCATCCCCTGTTCGTTGGTGTTGCCCTCTATCACTCGAATAGAATGCTCTCCTACGCGGTCTACGATGCCGGTGTGTCCGATCCCTTTGTATCTTGACTTCTTGAAGTTTGAGTATGTGTATGTGGCAACAAGGACATCGCCATCACGAAAGCTCTGATAAAACCTGCCGTCAGTGTAGATAACATCTTTTCTATTGTATGCGCTAGGACTCCAGCCTGTTACTGTGTTCGCGATCCCGCACTCGTCGAGTATGGCGCGAACGAAGAATGAACACCAAGCATAGCCGGGCTTCCACCCAACAGCGGCCATCATCTTCTGGAGTTCTTTGTCCCCGAAGGCTTGGTTGTTACCTCCCTTCTCCCTTACCCCTACAAAGGAAGCGGCAGTGGCGCGGACGCAGTAGCCGTCATTATCAGCCACAGAATAAACAGGAAGCACAAGAAGAGTCCAAAGTAAACACAGATGTATAAAACGATTCTTTGCCATGCGCTTGATGAGTATTCTAGTTCCTTCTTGGCCTCCTTTGAGTAGAAGTAGTTCTGCAAACCTCTGAAGTTAAAGAACCCGCCAAGGAACACCACAAAGTTAGCAAAAACCATGATAAGTGCAGCAAGAATTACCTGCTGTATGTACTCGGTGGAGATGAGTCCGTCGCCGAAATACTCAGCGCTGTAGGATCCTGCAAGGAGGAATAGGAAGAATGCAAGGGGGATAGTCCATATCCCGTCGAAGAGTTGTAGTTTGCGTAGTATCTTTTTCATGTTTGCAAATATAATTAACCAATCGATACGCTGCTCACTGGAGGCGGCTGGCTTGGCATTAGAAACCAGTTGTTGCAGTTTGTTACAGTCCCCTTATACGTCCAAAGAGTACACGCCGCCGAGCTGTCCAGGTCCGTTACGTTCAAATAGTCTATGTACTGGGTAGACGTCCCATTGTTTACCAAATTCAAAGACCGCTGTGTTAATGGCACATCTGACCTCAAGGCGATAGACCCCGCAGGAGTTCCAAACGCAGTCAATCCTGCTGTCAAGGTCATTGCGTCCGCGAGTTGAATGGTTGTATTGATTGTACTGAAACGAAGGATGCAACCAATGGTTGCCCCTGCCGATATTATCGTGGAGTTCGTGCTTATGGTTATGTCAGACGTTCCAGAAATGTTGTTGGAAGCAGATAAGGTCATGTTACCGCCGACGGTAAGCCTTGTGTTAACGACTAGGCTTCCAGTATATCCGGTTGTAACAAGTGATAGAATTGTGGCTGTTGCCACTGTAATTGTGCATTGACCATTGTTTAGTCCAGTAAAGACAACGTCATCCCCCGCAACAGGGACCCCGCCTGCCCAACTTGCAGCGGTGTTCCATGTTGAGGCTACGTTTGATGTCCAAGTTTTTGTTGGCATTATTGAGAGATAAATGTTGAATGTCTTGTCTTGGGGTAGTCCCAGTTTTTCCAGTTGGTGGTTGTTGAAGCTATGAATCCACTCCTTGTGTAAATGGTCTGCCCATTAGAACTATTGATACTAGTTCCTCCACCACCTCCGTTCACATAGTATAAATCTTGAGAGGCCCCAGGAAGAAGAGTAAATATCGTTGTTCCTGAGAACCCTCCTAAAGTAAAGTTATTCGCTGGCTGCCAAGATAATAATGATAGACTAGTTCTTACTATATATTCTATTCCAGGCGCTAGTCTTATAGCTGTGCTTAGAACCGATGAATTTAATACACAACTAAAACTATCACAAATAAATCCTACTGTGCCTGAAACACCCCATGCAAAATTACTGTTTCCTCCAACAAATTGTATGTCCAGTATCTGATAGGGAACTGTATCATACAAATATATGGTGCTGCCCGTTCCTGCTACTGTTGTAACAACTCTAATAGTAGGTATTATAATTCCAGCAGAAGCAAAGCCATATAAAGAAGAAGCGTTCATGAATAGACCTGAGCCTGGTGAAAAAATTACTGCGCCCGCAGTATAAGTTATTGTGCCGCCGTCTCTAATTCCAACAAGAGATCCGAATGTTCTTGTTCCTGTTGTGTTTATCTGGATTTGCCACGATAAACCCCAGTTACCCGTAGTTATTGCACTTTCTGTCCAAGTTCCTGTTCCTTGTAAAACTAAAACAGTGTTGCTATTCTGCCTCATTGTAGCGTCATGAGTCATGTCCCCATTTAGATATATAGTTCCTCCAGTGGTCAGAAAGGGTGCTCTGGGCACTAATGTAACATTGCTACTTAATGTCCCAACAACACAAATGTTTCCGGATATACTGCACGTTTGAGAACCAGATGTACCCGCTGATCTAAAGTTTAAATTGTTAAAGTTTATACCACTAGCATTAGTTGTAGTAGCGGATGGGGAACTACTTCCAAATAAATTTAAAGTATATGTGATACCCCCTGATACTGTAAAATATAAATAAAAGGTGCCTGTACAGACTACTGTGCCGGCAGCATAAGAAAATGTTGATCCAGTAACTGTACCTATCCCACCGTATCCAGCAATTGGGCCAAGTGTAACGGTTTGACCTGGCGCATCTATTATTAAATTTAATCCAAATCCCCCCATGATACCTGATGAACCAAAAGTTCCTGTCCCAGTCATCCTTATTGTTGATAAAGATCCACTTGTAGCAGCTACCCTAGTATTGTTACCTGATCCTTGAATACTAACACTTGCGCCGGCATTTATTGTAAATGCACCAGAAAATGTAACATTAACAGAAGCGCCACCTGGTCCAATGAATAAGTTTCCACTTATTGTCCAATCATCAAGTAAGGTAACGGTGGGGTTGGCAAATGCTGCAACATTGGCTATGCCAAAGGCATTTGTCCATGTTCGCCCATTACTTCTAAGGCTAATGTTTCCGTTAGACCTTGTAGATATGGCGCCAGTCCCGGTAATTCCCATGGTGGGAGAAAGGGTAACGGCATGGCCTGCACTTGCAGAGCTTGTAGAGCCAACTATTATAGTGTTGGCCATGTTTATCGTGTTGGTATAACCAGTAAAGTTTAGGTTCCTACAAACAGGCGATGCGATGTTTACGGTACAGTCTAAAGATGCCGAATCAAATATGGCGTCACTACCAGCTAGTGTTGCGCTAGGAAGTACACCCGTGTCCCAGTTAGTAGCCGTACCCCAGTTGGCGTTGGGGGCCACGTTGGCCGAAAATGTAATAAGGGCGTCGCCCGTACCACTTGTTCTTGTGAGTATTCCAGAGGCGGTAGGCGCTCCTGTTCCGGTACAGAACAAAGAAGTACCTGCGGCTATTGTTGCGGTAACGGTAAACGTCTGGCCATTGTTTATGTAAGTGGCGCCAGCAGTTGCGTTTGCGGACGTAACCGTAAACCGGTATGTATTACCTCTCCAAATTGGCATATTACAACTGGGTTAAGACTTGTTCGGTTACCTGACGCGCAAGTAGTTTTTCTTTTTCTGTGACTATTCTGTTCTCTATATTGGTCTCCACCTCTTCCACACTCTGGGGAAGGAAGTGATAAATTACAATATCAACCAGATCCGTGAAGTCTCCAGAAAACTGTACGGATACGTCCGTCACAAGAGAATCTCCTTCGAGGTACTTGTTGTTTATCGTATAAGTATGAGTGGTTGCCATGCGTTTTATGTTTTAGTTACAAATAGTTGAAGGATTGCCCACGAAAATGTAGTAACGCCGCTTTCTACGTTAAACGCAAGCATATCGTTAGCTGCCAATGCCGTGCTAGTCCATGTGCCTAAACTAGCCGATGCCGTCGTTTGAGTCAAGCCAAAACTTGTTAGGGATGGCTTGACTCCGCCTCCGATAATAGATGCTGTGGGAATTATACCCGACGTTGCCCTGTATATATCAAAAGAAATAGTACCGTTCGCAGTTGTGTTGGTAATTATTCTCCATGAATTTATGGTGCAAGCATAGGGTATCTGCACGTACCCCTTTATCCCAGCCGTAATCACGCCGCCAGATCCGTCTACTGTGGCTCCGATTGTCTGAGTCTTGAAGCTATCAAACCTTGACCAGTCAGTGTTGCTCAACGCCCCACGGTTTGTCGCGCTTGCGGTGGGCAGGTTGAAGGTGTGAGTGGCCACCGACGAAGAAATATCAAAGTCAGTTCCCGCCGTACCAACAGCAAGGCTTTGTGCAAATGCCGTTAGCCCATTAAGAGAGGCAATTCCGGATGGGAAACTTGTAATGACTTGACTGAAACGATTGTCTTCCGTGTAAAGTGTAATTGTCCTGCCACTATGGTTTACCCACACTCTTACAGCAAGCCTATCCGTTAGAGCGAGTGTGGTCTGAGGAACACTAAGTGCTGTAAAGTAAAGGTCTACTACCGCTCCACCAGTAATACCCTCTGGAGCGCCCACACCTGATGCAATAGGGGTAAAGGTTCCGCCTACCGTGTCGTACTTGGAAAGCTCTACGTAGAAGTTAGGGCTTCCGCCACCACTATTAGCGCCAAACCACAGTTCAAAGTTCCAGTTACCCGCAGGAATCAACACCTTATTTGGATCCCCCGCGTCTGTTATAAAGCTCGCAATATATCCATCTGCGTTTATAACAAAGTTAGTCCCAGCCCCGGATATAGGCACTGGACTCATCTCCTTCATGGCTATACCCGCAAATGTTCCTTGGTTAATGCTTCCGTTGAGGTAGTAGCTTCTACCGCCGCCGCCGCCGCCACCGCCATCCGCCCATTCTGACTCACCTGTAGTGGCGTTTATAAGAGTCAACACCTGGCCGACTGTTGCTGTTGCAGCATCTACGCCTGGAGTTAATACATACAATCCGGTTGCGTCCGCCCCGAACTGAACGACCTGTGTGGGCGTAAGATAACCAATCCTTGACTGCGTGTCTGTAAATTCGGCAAATGAAGCAGAGCCAGAGCCATTCACCGCGCAGCCAATACTCGCGATATTAGGCTGTAGTGCGAAACTGGATGTCGTTGTCCCGTCGTTTACCGCAAAGGCAATTTTAAAATTAGACGATCCTGAGAGGACGTCCATATCATCAAAGGTCAACGAATACGTATTGCCGTCGCCGCTTATGGAAGTATCCGCAATTAATGGGCCGCCAAGCTGAAATATGTCAGGATCCGATGGATCAGGACTAAGACCGTTGTTGACGGTGTATGTTGCGCCGACAGCATCCTCGAACTCAACGCGACCTGCACCGCTTCCAGTGATAGACTTCAGCGTCAAGACCTGTCCCACCAAAGCGCTTCCGATGTGTACGTTAGGAGTTATTATTCTTAATTGGTTGAATCCGTCCGTTACATTTCCTTCGGTTATGACACTTACTTGCCCATACGGAGTCGAAGCATTCATGACTGCCTTTGAGTTGTCACCAGTGGCTCCTTGGGCTGTAAAACTAGCCTGATAAGCGGTAGTTAGGCTTGAGTATTCTATGCTACTTTCAGTAGGGGTAAGCGCCATTTCCGCATATTCACTTGCCCCGGAAGGCTCTATGTGTATACTGCTTTTGTTTGAAGCGGTTACATTAAACTGAGTCAGTTGACTTAACGACAGACTGTGGCTGAATGGTGTTGTGCCGCCGGTTATCGTGGTGTCTTCCACGAGGGGTCCACCTAACTGGAAGTTGTCAGTTGGATCTTCTATAAGACCGTTGTTGACGGTGTAAGTCCCGCCGCCAGCATCCTGATACTCGACTTGTCCTGTTGTTGCGTTCTGCAAAGTAAGCACCTGACCAACCGTGGCCGATCCCAAGCCTGGAGTTGGTATATACACGCCCGTAGTGTCCACCTTAACAATTTGATTAGTAGCACCTTGTGACTTCATTTGGGCATATATAGCCTCGACATAAAGCTCACTATACGAAGGTGGATACTTGCCTACAAAAGCCTTAAAGTATCCAGGCACAGTGCCCGTGCCGGGATCGTAGTTTACGGTGGGATTTATTTCATAAAACGAATTAGATTTCCAAACAAAAGATGTAAGAGATCCTTCAATCGTGTTGTTTTGAGTCAACACATTGTCCTCAATGATAACATCTTGAAGACCCTGCGTAGATGGGGTTCCCGCCCAATCAAATCTAACAGCTCCACTACCTTCGTAAACCACGTCGATATCCGTTCCGCTCTTCAAGTTAAGAATGGTTGCAGGAGGAATTATTGTGGTGTCGTTTACCTGTACATCAAAACCTGTCCCACCATCAGCTGTAAGCGTGTCCCCGGTCAAGGTCAGTCCAGATCCAATAACAATTTCCTGCATGATGCCCGTGCCTGTATCCCAACGGCCAACTAGTCGGCTTGTCGCCATGCTAGTAGTAATAGTTCCCGTAGTGGTAATAGGACCGCCTGTGATCAGTCCCTCGGTGTCCACCTCTAGAACAGTTCCGCCGCCCTCAGCCTCCTTCTTCCATACCTGACCCGTGCTGTCTACAGCGAGTACGTATGTAAGCGCGTTGTCAATAAAAGTACCCGCACCATATTCATTCAAAGTCAACTGACCATTGCCCTCCAACAACAACTTGTCTTGCTGAGAGCCGCCATCAAACATTCTAATTGAGAAGTTAGAGGTCTCAGCGTTCTCTGTTACGTTAGTGGCTTCCGCGATCAACTTAACAGCCGGCCACAAATACAGGTCTGGGCTTGGTGAAACTGATGTATTCCTGAACGTATAGTCGATCGCCATCCTAGCCCCAACCGAGGTGGTTCCAGTATTTCTTAAACTGAGAAAAGAGTTGCGGTTTTCCCATATACCCGGACCTCCCGGATTAGGTAATGGACCATTTAACTCCAGTTCCAAAAGCGGCCTGTAGGTATCGGTGTTTCCAAAGATTTCAACAGTTGGGTTGGGTCGAGCGCCTGAGCCAAAATCCGAAAACACAGCCGTACCACCCTGCCCTAGGTTAGATGCCGAAAATGGTCTACGAGTATCTTGGTTCGCCGTACCGGATACCCCAAGAACGTATTCAGTTGACCCGTTTGTAGTTGTTATAACGGTATCTTCAACCAACAATCCACCAAGGTGAAACAAAAATGGGTTAGCCGGGGTTTCGCCTGGCTCAGATCCGAATACGTGAAGTCCGTTCTCTACCGTGTAGACAGGAAGAGTGGCGAGTTCACCTAATCCGTTGATGTATTCTAGATCCGTACCCGCGCCAACAACACCTATGTCTCCAGAAATAGTTATGGGTGAATTGGAAACAGTAAACGCAGAAGGCATTGTAAGCCCTACAGAAACGACTGTCCCCGTGCCGGCGGTTGTATACTCAACGTGACCAGAGCCATCCAATGCAAGAACCATCCCCGCAGTAGCCGCGCCGTAGTTTGGCGTTATGATGTCAATGAATGAAGTTCCACTAATAGTTACCGCTCCAGGATCTATTTGCACAATTCCAATTGAGCCAGCGCCATCGTCTGCGGTGTAAGCCTGGTAACTTATTGAATCTATCGTGTATCTATTTACATTACCCCATGCAAAATTAAATCCACCTCCATCAACCGTGTTGTCTTGGGTGAGAAGCGAGCTGATGTTCAACGTGTCTTGCCAGTCTTGAACTAGCGATCCACCGACGCTGGTTACGTCTACGCATAGGCTAGTGCCTTCTGGGAACTCGCCGGGACCATTCAACAGCGCGGCATCGAACTGGGCGAATACCCCAGGGCCTCCGTCTGAGTAGTTGGAAAGTTGGTACACGCCGTATACGGTGGGGTCGGTCTTGCTGAACACAAAGATCCACGAACCGTCTTGAATGATTGGCCAGAAACCACTAAAGTCTTGGTTGTTGGCCGTGAAGTTGTTCACTCGAATAACGCTACCGCCGGAATCGTACAGGAACGTGCCTGCGTCAGAGCCGTTTCCTGCGGTGTACTGTATAGAACACTCTGGCTCTGTATTACCGCACTCGCAGCACCCCTTGAATACAGATGTAACAAGAAGGCGATAGATCTCCTGCGTCTTGGCAGCGACTACATCAGACGTATCCAAAGACGTTAATGCAGTAAAGGTGTTTCCGCCAACGTCCGTAATGCTATAAATCGTGAATGTAAAAGACTCCCCGGCTACTTGAGAGATTGTAATGGTGTCGTATCGGTACGAGATGTAAGCAGGGTTTTGAGTCATGATCTGGCTCATGCCCCGCACGTACTGATAAGGTGGCGTTAAGCCATACAGGAAAGACACGGTGTCGTTTCCCTCTACTTGTATTCGGGTGATCTCAGGTACACTAACCGGAGTAGTCGCCCTAGTATTGTTAACCGCCTGTTTTGTAGCCATTATTTACATTCTTCTTCTGTCGCGAAGGTACAAAATTCATCGAGACTTTTGTATATTTTCGCATACTTAGAAGAAGGGAACTTTTCACGCCACTCCATCTTGACTCGCGCCCACTCTGGCCCGGTACGTACAGGCTGCGCCCGCTTTTCTTCCTTAGCGCCCGAAAAGATAAAACTGATGACCGACTTCTTGCTAGGACGCCCGCCGTTCTTACGTTTGCTCTCTATCATTACCTTCACCTCGTCCAGCTTTTCATGATTCGCGTCTTCAAGCAGTTCCACCAGTTGGCGGAGGGAAGCGCAACCCTCGAGCTTACCACGGGTTATCGTAACCTTCTCACGAACCGGCGGATCGCTGTCAAGAAATTTGATATCAAACCCAAGTTCACGCATAGCGAAGGTAAGGGAGAGAATGTCTGCCTTGATTTGCGCTGTTCCCCGATTGGGAACCGAGGGGTAAATTGCGGAGTGGGAGTCTGTGCGCCTGTCATCGTCTATCCATATTGATGTAATACTAATTGCATAGTCTGACTGTCCGCGATCAACCATGAGGATTGCATCGGGGAACTTATCTTTTAACTCCTTAATTAGCGTTCTATATTCACCTAATTCATGCGGAGTTGGATCCGCTAGTTTCAATTCAATCATAACTTCGTTTGTGGTGCAAATATACAAAAAAAGAACTCCCCAAGCCGATGCCCAGGGAGACCACACTAAACACTATATCTATACACCACTAAACCAGGGCGCAAAGGTATATGCAGATTTTGCATAGACCAAATTATTTTGCATTAATTAGTAAATTACTTGGAGGAGCGCTTAGCCTTAGCCTTCTTGTAGTGACCGTAAAGGATCACGACAGACACGGAGCAAGCTAACAATAGGGACGAAATTCTGAACAACCATTCGGTCTGCTCCTGCCATGAAACAACTGCGGCGAAAGTTGTTAATAAAATTGAGGCCGCCCCATCTACGTATCCCTGATCGCTCATCTCCGTGTGATTAATATCATGCTGCATAGCGCTTACAAATATAAGTGATTACTTGGTTTCGATTCCGTATTCTTCTCGCATTTTTTTTACGACTTCCTCCCTTCTTTGATACACCAGCCTGGCCCTGTCGTCATCATTCAGTTCGCCCAATTTTACATCCGGGAACGCCTTGAGCATCTGGCGTGAAAACTTATCCTTTACCGCCTTGATAGCATCCTGTCTAAATTCTTCCATCTTCTCAACCTTCTTATCATCACTCAGTCTTTCAAGCTGGCCTTTTCTCTTGTCGATAATGTCGGCTGTCTCAGCGTCTATTATGATTTTTAAAGATGGCTTGAAGTCTTCGCTCATCTCTACTCTTCTCTTGCCTGGAAGTCCTTCCCATTCTTCCGCGTCAAATCGGGTGTAGGCTTTTGGGAACCATTTCTTTTCCGTAAGACTGTAGTACGGACTCTTCTCAACGTGGCTTGTTCCGTCCTTCCATACGCTTTCAGGAACCAAGGCTTTAAGTATTGGGTTTGACGGCTTAACGTACACCGGCTGACCAAAGTGATCGTAAACAAGGCCTCCGTTAGTGTCCATGAAGATGTCTGTAAAGAAGATGTCGGAAACTATGTTGTCTACTACACCTACACGCTTCTCCTGCTGGATTCCTTTCCACGCCTCGTAGTCTTTTTTGAGGTTTTCCATCAAAGCAGGGGACAAAGATGTCTCTACCCCATCAAGAAGTAGTATCTCTCCTGCTTCTAAATACTTAGCCTCACCAAAAGTAAACAGTTTCTTTGTGGCTCTTTTGATAGATGAATAATCGCTTCCGGAGATCTGAGATCCCACTAGACCAACAACTCTGTTGAATGTGATATTCTTTTTGTCATCCTTACCAAAGCGAATATCGTTTGACACCTCCCCGAGTATCTTTCCTACTGCACCGGCCCCGAAACCAAGCAACGAAAGACTGATGTTCTTACCGAATACAGTCACGCTATTGGGCTCTGCTCCTTCGGCTTCCATTTCAGCCTTCTGATTTCCATCATCTGCTGATCCATAGAACTTAATCTGAGAGTTGGGATCAAGGGTCATTACGGTATCCCCCTCTTCGTCGTCCTCCCAGTCAAACATAGAAGAAATAACTCCCGCCCAAGCCGCAGTAACTATTGCGTTCTGGATCAGACGGCGGACCTTGTCCTCTCGTGTCATAGGAACTTCGATGTTCTTAGCGCCCACGTATCGTATGTTCTTGCCGTATGCTAATTTAGTCACGGCAGGCAACACGGGAAGAGCCTTATAAGAATACTCGGCCATGATTACAGACAGTCGCGCAAATCCGAATACAGCATTGAACACTGTTCTAGTGGACGCTGTAACGACATTGTCCTTATCCTTGATGGCAAGCTTCTGCGTCAAGCCGTTATATACGAGCGCACCAAGTCTTGACTCCGGCTTTTGAAGCGCCAAAGACTTCTTAGCCTGGGAAGCCATTTCGTTCACCACTTCACTTGGCATGGCTGCGTGTATCTTCTCCCTCAATCGGCGCTTGGCCCATCCCTTGGGAAGAGCCTCGCCCATGTTCAATCTTTCTGTCGCCTCTTGAGCTACTTCTTGTTTGAGATCGGCTATTCTTTCCGGGCCTGTTTGCAAGAGCTCGTTCAACTGCTGATTCCATACGGCTGTGCCCTTCTTCATTTTAACACCCGACTCCTTGTTAATCACGTCAAGGTATCTTTCCGCCTCGATGTAGGTGTATATATCTTGGAGCATACCACCCATGATTATATCCTGGGCCGACATCATAACCATACTGACTTCCGAAATTGCCGGCATGAACTTTCTCTTGCGGTATCCGGATCCCATGGCATGGCTAAACGACTTCAATACAGCCTGGGCTATAAAGTAAGACTTTCTGCCGCCCTTAGCGCTTATGATATCGCTGAGTATCTTATCGTATTCCTTCTTGGTAACGCGAACAACAGCTCCGGACGCTTTCTCCTCCGGACGCTCAAGCAGTGTGGTTTCTCCGAATCGAGACTCTGGACGCTGCCACTTTGCAAGCACCGTCTCCCAACCCATGGTTGCGCCCTGCTTTTTCATCTTATTGGCAAACTGAATTGCCCTCTTCATCCTTGCGGGGTTCATAGCGAACGTAAACGCACCGTGTTGTATAGTGGAAACTATCGCTCCCAAACCGGAGGCTATGATGGCTGTCTTAAATAGATCGGACAGGGCGTTGATGTAGAACTGCTCGTTAAACCATCTTGCTACCAACGCTGACGTGCTTTCATCGTATTCGTTTAGAATGTCGTTGATGTAGCGGTTGATCTGCTGATACAACTCTTCGCCTGGCTGTAGCTGCTGTAGTCTGTAGAAATATCCTTGCAGTGCTACTATGTCTCTTGCGGAAACCCCCTTGTACTCGAGAGCTTCCAAAAGAGCGTCTTCAAATTGAGTATCTGAAATCTCGCCCTTGCCTATTGCCTTGATGATGCTCTTTTTGACGTTATCGGAATCCTTGATCCCCTGCATGATATTGTCAATCTTCGCTTGATTCAGCTCTATCTTTTCTTGAACCTTTGATTCAATAAGCGGCTGTACCTCTGCTTGCAAAGCTGATGCGTATGCCGGATCTACCCCAAGGTTTTCAACCAGTCTTTCAGCCAAGCTTTGCACCTCCCCGCTAGGATCAGTGTAGTATTCAGAAGCAATGCGAGCAATCTCTGCGTCCATCTCTTCTTTACTTAGTGATTTTGCCACCGCCCGCTTCTCTACATTTCCGATCGGTATCTGCAACAAGTCCGAAACCAATGACTCGATTTCGTTTTTGATGTCCATTTTAGTGGCCGCGTCTGCATTTTCATTGGCGTCCACGTTGGCCATGGCTATGTTCTTGGCCTTTAAAACTATTGCTTCTACCTGATCTTTGTTGCTGAGAACAGCCTTGAGCCTGTCTTTCGCTTTTATCTTTTGCTTACGCTCTCTTGCCGCAATGTAGTCTGGATCATTCTGGAGGATAGTATCGGACAAAATCTTAACCGCTTTTTTAGCAGTACCGGTATCATCGAGCACCCCTTCAAATGCCTTAGACAGTCTCTTCGTTGCGCTTGCTTCTCGGTTCTTTTTTATCTCTTCGCTGAAATCGCCAATGTTCTCATCGATCACGGCATCAATCTTAGTTCTCTCGCCTGGGGCCAAGTCTTTGATTTGATTCCATACCCGGTTCTTTATGGCTTTGGCCGAGTATGCTCCTTCTTGTATGTATGACTTTGCAAGGTTTACAATGTGGGGTGTTATCTCTACTATCAAAGAATCGGAAAGAGACAAAGCCCCTGGAGCACGCTTCTTGGATAATATGTCTCGAATGGCACTTATGCTGGCTTCCCTTTGTTTCTTGAACTCAGGCTTAACCGTAACCACCGTAGCTGTCTTCTTGACTTTCGGCATAGCCGAAGTAACAATAGCATCAGCCTCTTCTTTCGTTATCTTGGCTATTTCACGCAGTTGTGTGATCGCTTCGCCAATGGTCATTTGACCGGACGTAACCTGATTGAGGAATGAGTCTCTTGATTCGTCTTCCTCAAGTATTCGGTTCATCAATTCTTCAGGCGTAGACATAGCCGACAAAGCCGCGCTTGTCTTACCCGCTTCTGTTGCTGTTTCCGCCTTGGCCTGGTAGAATTTAGTTGAGTTTTTCTTATCTCCTTTTATGTAGAAATAAGTGGCTATCTTAGTCAGCATCACTTGATACTGATACGATAACCCGGGATTGTCAATCTTCTCCTGCTCGGTGGTTTTCAGATAGGCCGTTAAAACATCATTGAATATGTTCTTTTCGTCGGCCTCGTACCTGTCCTTGAGAATATCAAACTTCTCCGTGGCCAAATTATCCATCGCTCTTTGATCGACAGATATGTACTCATCCACCTTTAAACCCCTTTGCTGGGCAACTCTTCTTCCGTATGCTCTTGTCTTTACGTCTCCATAAGCCTCACCAAGCCTTGACTTCATGAAGTCAGCCATTTCGCTCTTTGTTTCTTTGGGCTTTTTCTTGGCAGGCGTAGCAGTCTCGGCAAACGGATTGTCTCCTTTGAGGCTGTCTACATTGATTAATTCATCGGCTATCAATTTCTCCAGACCTCCGTTGTAAAGCATATCCATGTACTGCTCAAAGGTTTTCTCCTCCGCAGCAGTAGCGCCTGGCATCTTTATAGTTACCTTACAGGGTTTCGCCATTAGAACAGTTTTTCTTCGAGAAGCAATAACTTGAACTTATCCTTTCCGTCTACATCCTCAAGCAGGTTGAGCTTGTCGCTGTATTCCGCAACAGACTTGGTCTGTATCAATCGGAATTGCTGTAAGAAGTCAAACGTGCAAAGATCCATGTTGAAGAGTTTCTTAGACGTCTCTTCATACGCCTCGTACAAATCGTATTCGATCTTGTATGCCTCTTCCAATACCTCGAGAAGTCCGGAGAAGTCTACCTGCGGCTTGGGTACGGTAGGAAGCGGAACAGTGATGTTCCAGTCTACCAAATACTTTTCAATCTTAGCTGCGTGTTCGAGTTCGTCTTGAGACTCTGCTGCGAAGAACTCGGCAGCTTTGAAATACCCAACACCCTGGCACCAGTTGCTGGCGGCACGATAGAAGTAAAATGCATCCATCTCGTCCAAATGACGTGGGGCTAATAGGTCTACTACACCTTTATCTAAACTATGAGGTTTCATGTTTTATTACGGGCAACCGTCAGTTTTGTTTGTTATCACACCCGCTTCTTGCAGGCGCTTATTAATCTTTGGAATATTGTCGTAAATATACTTCAGTTTTGGGTCACGCCCCAAAATTTCATCAATAGCATCCCTTGCTCCAGGTGTTTTATCCTTGAGTTTATAGTAGTTGTCAACCAACTCGCTTATGCTTGATTTGACCCCGGATGGTTTCTCTGCCTTAGGAGTTTTAGCTTTTGGCTGAGCCTTGGGCTGAACTTTGGGAGTTGCCCCAAATTCATCTTGCAGGATCTCGTCGAATTGCTCTTTAAGCTTAGATGTTAGTCCATTGTACCAATCTTGACCTCCAACTATGTTGTTTACAGCAACCTGTGGGCTTGTGCCGGACTGAATAGCTTGCTCGACAGCATCCGCTGCATTCTCCATCAAAGACTGAATCTCAGCATTTGTTCTTGGTGTAGGTTCACGCAGCTCGTTGGGGATCGAGTTAGTTCCGTATTCGGCCTGGGTTTCGTTTAGCTTGTTTTGATCAGCATACGACTCATAATAACCTTTGACACCTTCGCTATCGCTATTTACAACTACATAGTCAAGAACTCTTATGCTAGCACTTTGCAACGATCTAGTCATCGGCTTTACGCCAGACTTGTATTGGTCTTGGTTAGAGTAAAATATAACTCCTGCCGCAGTTGCGGATTCACCAATGAAAGAAACGACTTCCTTATAGTCGAATCCTTTTTTGAAGATATAATTACCTATTATCTGCCCGCTGTTGTTCAATAGCAACATACCATGTTTAGGTAGCGCGGTAAAACGAGTCTGCATCAAAAATGTGGATACATCCTGTGATCCAGATATAGCCACAACCGGTTCGGACAAGATTTGTTGCTCGTCCATCACCTCGACTTTCAGATTCTTGTTGTATTCTTCTTGATACTCCTTATCTATATTGCGTTTTTTAACGATCGATAAGTCGTATGGCCATGTAAGATGAACATACTCTTTTTTGTATGTATCCATGATGACGTGTTCAACCTCGATGTCAAGAGGCTGAAGCATTTGTACTACGTCTTCAGTAAGTTTAATATCCGCGTTACTTGCCACCAAGGCTCCCGAAGGATGGTTGTGAACTAAATATACTTTTTTAGATTTAAACTTTTTCACACCAGACAAAACAAGTCTTGGATCCACTACAGTGGCAGTCGGACCACCCATGCCCAGGAACTGAATGTGGGCCTTTCCGCTCTTATCAACGTGTACAGCGAAGGCGTGCTCAACAGACTTGTCTTCAAGTTTACGCATGATGTGTGCTACATCTTCCGCATCCTTGACCTTGACACTTCCGTTAAACTTGATTTGCTTGTATTTGTTCCATACAGCCTTTACTGTATTACCGACTCCTCCATCTCGTACACTTTGCCCCCGTACTCCATCTGGCTCACTATACGGTATATTTCCGCTTTCGGATACAATCGGGCCGGCGGCTGTGTCTGTTCTTGTAAGTCCTTCGTTTGGTCCATCGGTTGTTTTGCTTTTTGTGGTTGTTACAAATTTTTCAAAAGCCTCTAAATCTTGCTTAGTTCCAAGCTCAAATGTTTCATTCTTGATATAATAGGCTACCTCATCCATTCCGGAGTCTATGCCGACAATAGCATCGGCCTTTTCTATTAAATCAACAATGTCTACGTCTTTTTCTACCCATAAATTTTCTATCTCAACATCTCTTCCAGTATTTTTTATGAGACCTTCATCCATCTCAATATCATAATCTCTTAGGTCGAGCAAATTCTCCGCGTTTACAACAACGGCTTTTCTTAGTGAGCCAAATGTTCTTGTATAATCTTTGTTGGGAGTGAAATACTTTCCTTTATCCCCCTGCGAACGATACCCCCTGTAAAGTATTTCTTTTACCTTGCTGTTGGGGAAAATGGTGTTTAGATAACTGGCGTATTGTTGTAGCGTGCCAATCTTTGATAATCCGGGAACAGAATAATAAAAGTCCTTTACATTTTGCCCCTCGTAACCTGCTTGGGGTTCTTGAGCTTCTTGCGTAGCTCCTTCAGATGGACTAATGCCATAACCGCCTTGTCTTCCTTGCTCAGGTTGTTCACGTTCAATTTCTTTGTAGAATTTTTCATAATCTTCTATTGTTTTTACTTTTTCGTCTTCACTTAATGATTCATAGTATTCAATGAGTTCGTCTTCACTCAAGTTGCCCAAATCATTGTTTCTGATGGCATCTCTCATCTGTGACTCATACTCGTACTTAGCCGCCTCGTCCATGTCGTTAACCAGCTTGTTACGCATCTCGATGAGCTCGTCCTCCATTTGAGACTTGTTCTCAAAAGAAGCAAGCACGTCAAGAACCTCGTTGACAGCATCCTGTTCGTCAAGCACGATTCCGCCGAGCTCTGGTAAATCTTCAAGGGCGATCAGATCCACGCTTCGGCCATTGTCGGAAATAAAACCGACTTTCTTTGCAGCGGCTATTTCAGCTTTGCCGGCAAGTTCGGACTGGCTTGTCATTACCTTTCCGCCCCTCAAGAAATAAAGAAGAATACTTGCCCTTAGACCAAGTAATGAGTCCTGGGCCATTGACTTCGCTTCCTTCAGATTGTCGTTACGCTCCTTGTTAAATTTGCGGTCAACATCTCTTCTGGCTACGACTTTACCGCTTTCCTTGCTTGTCAGACTGATGTTTCCACCTTTTACATTGACAACTGTGAAGCCAAGCCTTTCCGCCTCGTCCTTAATTTGACTTAACAGATTAGCACCCATTGGCTTTCTGCTTTTGGGTATCTTGTTGTAACGATTCTTTTTGGTGATGAGCTCGTTTACGGCATCATTTGTAGTCTTTTTTAAATCAGAAGGAGGGTTCTCTAGGGTTTCCTGTATAAGTTTATCGGCATCATCTACAAGTTTCAATGATCCCGCCTCGTACTCCTCCATGCCTTTCTTGACGAGATACGCCTGTATAGCCAAATCCTCCTCAGACATCTCCATGGGGCTTTCGTACCCCATTCTTTTTAAAACCTCGTCATTGATATGATCCCATACCTGCTGTTTATCCGCAAGTATTTTCGATCCCTCTTCTATTTCCCTCTGTTCCACAGAAGATGGCTCTTCTTCGGCTTCTTCAATATCTGTTTCGGGAGCGAAATCCTTTATTAAAAATCCCCCGTTGTTTTCCGCGTTCCAATCACTCGTTGTGCCATCAGGCGATACTAACTTCCAAATAGATTTACTGGTATCTTCAATGGTGTATTCTTCGTATCTACCATTGTAGTTTCGATACACTATGTCGCCTTTTCCAAAATTACTTAAACGCTTTCCGTCCTTCTCGCTTGTCCGGTTAAGCATACTGTCAATTCTAAGGGCAAAGCTCGATGAGGCTCTATACGATTTGAATTTTTCAATTGAGTCAACAAATCCCTCTCCCATGTATTGAATCTGGTTCTCAAGAAAATCAGCGACTTCCCTGGTGATTCCCTGCTCCTCAACCATCTTGTTAGCTGCGTACTCATACCCATCCCCGACTAGTGCATCAGGATTGTTCTTCCTAAACGTGTTGTAGTAATCAAACATTTGTTTGAACAGCCCGTAACTCTTTTCGTAATTCAAAGGTGGTACAGCCTCGAATCCCTCGTATACATTTGCGAACTCTTCTATCCTGCCTTGCATGGCATTTTCAGTCAAGTTCTTTACTCTTGTGAAACCTTTTTTGCCAGGGCCTAAAACTTCATAATGAGGAGCCCAATCGTTTTCCCCTTTAATTATTTCACCTACCTTGAATTGATTGGCGCTTTTAAGTTTTTTCTCCTTGACCGGAGCGGGTGCTGATGGCGCTGTTTCTTCTTCCGTAGCAACTTTTCCCGCCTCTGGAAAGTATGATATTTCTTTGCCGGTTTCGTTCTTGTACTTATTATCAAAAAAGTTTATCTCCTCGCCTTCTGGAGTGACGACCCTTGTTCCTCCTCTCTTGTTTTCAAAAAACTCGGTTATTGTGTAGCCGTCATTTGTTTTCCAAGTGGCGAGTTTAAGATCATCACGTTGAACACCGTTCTCTTTTTCAGCCCTGTCTATAAGAGCGTTTAGCTCTTTGTTCAAAGAAAAAGCCTCTCTTTCTGAAACCCTCTTACCGCCAAATCCTTTCTTGAACAGATTCTTGATGTTGGCAAATGGCTTTGCTTTTTGGGCCTGTGCGGGTTTTGTTTCCGTAGGTTCCGCCTCCGTTTCAAACAACGAAGCTATCTTGCCCTTTCGAGTTGGCTTTTCTTCAACGGGTTTTTCAGCTGGCTTTTCCTCGCCTTTAAACAAACCTGCAAGACGTTCCTTACGGCTTGGCTTGGCTGGCTCGGTCTTTTCAGGCAGGGCTGCCGGCTTGACTTCTTCAAACTCAGTCTCTATTCCCCCAACATCTTTTCTTGATTGATCAAGAGACTTTCGGTATGATTCAAAGTCATATCCCGCAAGGCCGGCCGTGGCCTTTTCGTATTGGGCGGCAAGAGGTAATAACTTTTCAGGCAGCTCTTCTGCGTCAACGATCTCCCCGGTCTTGTTGTCCGTGATGATTATCTCGTTGTCGTAGTCCCAGTCAATGCTAAATCCATTGTTGCCAAACTCCATTTCAACATTAGCCATCTCATCTGTTATGGGCTTCATGTTGGCCTCGACTTCTTCCGGGGCGATTTCGGGAACTACTTCCTCTTGTGCTTGAAGAACTCCACTTGCTGGAGCCTCTTCTTTGCTTGGAGCTTCGACAGGTTTGGCTTCGACAGGTTCTTGCCCGACTCCGACTTCACCTGATACCCGGATTTGGTTTTCTTTATCATATTTTAATGAGTTTAGGTTTTCAAGCAGTTGTTTTGAATTGCCCTGCTGCCCCTCGCGTATCTGCAACGTCCTTCCGTCTTCCGTAGTGATGTTTACCGATACTATCTTGCCGTTCTTCTCTGCGTAATTATTAAGCGTAGCGTTCTTCCCGGCGTAGTTAATCGTTGCGCCCTTTTCAAGAGTAGGGGTAATAAGCGTGTTCTGATTCTCGATATTCATCTCCCCGACGATTCCTTCGTCAGTCTCGATGCCCATCTCACGGATCTTTTCAGCAACTCCCTCTCCCTTTTCAATGATAACGCTTCTTCCGTTGTTGTATTCTATCTCGTAATCACCGTCCTCGTTGATAAAGAAACTAGCATACTCGTCACCCACCTTTACTCGCTGAGGTGTGGTAGATGTGCCTACCGACTTAGCATCAATACCATTTTCACCAAGCATCAGGATCTCTTCGCGCTCGTTCTTCAATCTTTCGATTTGAGCGTTAGTGATAGGGTCTTTAAGACCGCCTTCCTCCAGGGTTCTTATCTGTTGGGTTATACCGAATGCCCGAGCTTGCTTGGGGCGTGGGAGGTTTTTCCAGTTGGGATGAGCTGATAAAGCTTGGAAGTCTTCGCGAGGACCTTTCAAGTCCTGTTTCACCTTAGCCACGTCTGCGCTATTGGTTGATGCCGCGATTATGCCATCCGCATTTTCAGCGGCCTCAAGCATAACGTCTTCCGCAAAGTTGGAGGCTCCTACCGGTCTTCTAAAGAAATTACCCGCCTTACCGCCTATCAAACCACTCAGTGCGGCATCCTTATACCCACGGCCAGAATTTAAGTCCTTAAAGTATTCGGTTTCACCCAGGTAGTTGATAATCTCTTTGGTGGCATTATCAACCTTTTGCTGAGTAACTTCTTCGCCCGCTTCTTTCAATCCGGACTTGAGATATGATGCAGAAGATTCCGCAAAAGAATCCCTGAATGCTTGCGATAAACTTTTACCGTTTGCCAAATCATTCAGTACAGACTTTCTGAAAACGCTAGGCTCAAAGTATTTAACGTCAGGTATCAATCCTTCAGCCAATGACACGGCGATAGCGGTTGCTGTAGAAGCTGCCGCAGCTTGCCTTGGAGACATCTTGTGGGTATTGATGGCTTCCTCGTATGCGTCAGCTTCTGTTACAAGCCATGACGTTGCGAACGTAGCCCCATACTGAGCCATCTTAGATGCCCCTGCAAACGTGCCGCCTAAGGCGAATGTGGCAAGTGAAGCCAGCGCGTTACCTCCTAGCGAGGTCAAGTATTGGATGTTTGATTCTGATTCAATCGTCGGGAAGTCTACCCTCTTTTCCATGCGGTAGTTTTCCAGTCCGTCATAAATCTCGTCAAGGAAGTTGTATTCAGTATTCCCGGTCACAAGATCTTCAACTATCTTGGGTATTTCCAAGACGTTGATGGCCATGTTTCCGATCCCGGCGGCAAACGTATTTGCAAGTTCGCCCGGGGCGTATATCATCTTCATCATCGGAGAAGCGTTGTCCCACCTCTGCTTTCCAGCCTCCTGCTCCTTCTCGATTCGATCCTTTAATGTCTTGTATTCGGAATAGTAATTTATGTTATCCTGGTTTAAAGCACCAAGTACCTTGAGTGATAAAGCGGACTGACCAAGAGAGTTATACGCAGTCTTAGCCTGATCAAGCTTAGCTACGTTCTCGTCGGTCATCCTTGAACGAACCTTGAGGTCTTCGTAGTCAGATTGTAACTTGTTGCTACGCTCTTGTAGCTTGCTGAAATCTGGGTAGTTCGCCCTGTATGCGTTGTATTCGTCCTTATACTCTTGGCTGATTCTATTGAACTCAGCCTCGTAGTCCTCACGCTTCATGGTGGAGGACTTCGCATTCAGATCCTGGATGGCCTTATTAAATTCAGCATCTCTTTGATTCCATGAAGCGAACGACTCCTTTGCCTTTTGCTCGAGTCTCTTGTATTCGGCATCTATCGCTGAACGCTCTTGATTCAACGCGATAACCCCGGCGTCAAACAGGCGGGAGTCAATTGAAGCCTCTATCTTAGAATATTCGTTGATTCCTGACTTTTGCTTGTCGTAGTTCCTCTTGATTGCGGCCATCTTCAACTGAATAGCCCTGGTCTCCATAGAGTTTAACCACTCTTCGTTCTTGGCGCTTCTGTCTGTGCTTGACTTTAGTTGAGAGTATTTATTAAACTCAGCCTCACCTATTTCGGGTCTCGTCTTCTTCATGTAGTCGAAATAGTCGTCCATCAAAGCGGAAACCATCTCGCCTCTCTTGCCTTCTTTCTCAATAGTGGTTCCGTTGGGAACCTCTCTTTCACCAAGAGCAATTTGAAGATCCGTTAAATCAGTCGGGGCAACAGTAAAGTATGGGAAAAACTTATCCGACTTGTTGCCGGCATTGTTCATGTAGCTGTCTATCTCCTCGCCAAACTGAGCTTCGTATTCATTGGCTATCCTCTTATCTATATCCTCTTTTGTCAGAATGTTTACACCCTGATCCTCAAGAGCCTTTTGACTTTTCTCAAACGCGGCCTGGTTGACCTTTTTAATAGCTTCCTCTGATGCGAAATCAGTTCCCTTTTCTTTGGATACAGAAGCCAACGGGGATTGAACGAATTTACCCTGCTCTATTTTCTTCTCGACTTCTTTTATAGCCTTAATAGGCTGAGGAATCTGCGCCTGTGTTGTCTCAGACGGCATCTCCTCTCTACGAAACGTAATGTCCTGCTGCTTCTTTTGGGGCTCTTTCTTCACCCCTTTCATTACCGGCTCCCCGCTAACGAGGGTTTCGGTCATTACTTTCTGGCCAAAACTCGGCGCAGAAGGCTTTGTAGGCTGCCCTTGAGGCGAACCAGAAACGGGTTGCCCACCCCCTTTTTTTTTTAACCCAGAGATAAACGCGTCGCGAAACTTGCGAAGATCATCTTTGCTTGCGCCAGTGCCTGCGTATTTAACAAGCCCTTGTTTTAGCTTTTCTTTTTCGTCCGGAGTTAATCCTACTGGCATATCTTACTGTTTATAAAGTTCTTTGAGCATTTCATTAGCCGCATCTTCGGGCGTTTGGCCGCCGCTTGAAGTGCCGGTAGACACCGATCCGTTTCTAGTTTCAAACTCTACCCTTGGATCGAATCCGTCCAAATATGATTTAAACTTTGGCTTGTTGTCTTCATAGCTAACCCATATTTCTTTTGGCTCGCCTGTTGCCTCGTCCAAAACAGGATCTCCCACACTGTCGAGCTCGTACCCTATTACGCTTACGTCGCCATTTTGAGCGTAAAAAAATCCGGTAGGTTTAAATACAGGTATTGATCTATAGCCGTTTGTTTGCCCTCCCGCGATTCCGCTTAGTGGCGCCAACTCCTGATTATTTTTCGTAATTGCCATTCGGTTAAACCCAGGAGCAAAATATTCAATCGGCGCTCCTTCTTCAACTTCTATTGACAAGTCTCCCCATTTACCGCTTCCGTATTTAGGAGTGTCGTCTTTCTTTTTGGTTGTTGTACCGCTTTTTGTAACCGGCTTAGGCTTGCCTGGATTCATGTCGGTAAACATTGACGTAGCTTCTTCGTACAACTTAACATCGTCGTTTCCGTATCTTGGTAACAAGGCTTCATGGTCACCCATGCCCACCTGGTCTTTGAAGTATATACCCAAAAGGTTCTTGAACTTTTCGGGATCCTTCTTGATCATGGTTCTGCCATTAACTTTGATTTCCTCCTCCTCCATCAAGTCATCTATCTTCTCAACTACATCAACTAGATTCACGTTGTTTTTAAAGATGCTGTTTGATTGAGCGTATCGAAGTCTTTCCTCCGGGGTAATGTCGTCGCGCATAAACTCCTGAGCCCATGTAGCTGCGTGGCCTTGGTCGTATTTAGTTGGGTTCTTGTCTACCTCAGGCTTGTCTTTCTCCCAAATCTTCGCGTTTACTTTGGCTGCGTTTGTCTGTCTTTTGATTTCGCGAACCATTTCATCAACTTTCTTTTGCTCATCCAGCGGTAAATTTCGAGGATCTATTTTGGGATTGAGCTTCAACTTCTTCATGTACTCTTTGTACTCAGTTACTTTTTCTTGAATCTTGGGCAAGTCAACATTCCATACGTCTGGATCCTCCATATTGAAGTCTTGCCATGCCTGCATCTTGGCTTGCTGGTCCTTCTTCCTTTCAGCCTCGTATGAACGGATGTCCTGTAAACCCTGGTTTACTATGTTCAAGGTTTCTCCTAACCCCTCTGAATACGCCGCGCCACGGTTAGACCCTGGCATATCTCCGGCGGCCCCTGTATAGACTATTGCTGCGCTTGGTACTCCCATCTCGATTGTTTTTATGCGGGGGTTGAATAATCCCCAATATTGCTATATCCTCCTGCTGCCGATCCAAACTGCCCGGCGACCTGGCCTGCTTTTGCAAAAGCGTCAAACGTGTTGTTTGATTCTTGGTATCTCTTTTCGCGCAATGCGGAAATGGCGGCAGACGTTCTCAAGAATGGGTTGAGTTGATTCTCTCTGTACATCTCATCTCTGTACCCACCAATTTGCGCTGACAAGTTAGAAAGACCCTGCATCTTCTGTCTTTCGGCGTCCGCTTTATAATTAGCGGCATTGAAAGCTAATTCTAATCCACCCTGCATTCTTTGTTGGCCGAGCGTGGTTGCGGCAGCCATCACGTCGGTTGAGTTTTGGGCCGCGCCACTAGCAAAGCCCAGGGACTGCCCCATAGCTGTGTCCATGCCGTATTCGGCCGCCTTTTGGCCTGGCATATCCGTTCTTTGCCCCAGCTGTCTGCCGTATGTAGCCATAAGCTCTTGTGGAAGCTCGTACTTTGGCTCCTTGAGTCCTGCTTGAAGCTTTTTAATCTCCTTTTTTGCACGATTGGCACGGACGGCGCTTTGGATACCTTTTCCAACCGCTACTCCACCTGCTACTGCTAATATTACCGGCATGACTTATATCTTAGTTTAACAACATTGTCTATATTGCAATCTTCCCTTTCCATCCCACACTTCTCAAACCACTTTATCGCTCTCTGGTTTCTTTCCCACATATAGGTCACGAATCCGTTACCCATCCATTTTTTCATGTCACCAAATAAAGACATCAAAAAATCTTTGTTCCTGTACTCTTTGTTGACGCCAAAACTAACAAGCACTTCCCCAAAATAGTAAACAAAACCAATTTCCTTCTCCCCGTCTTTTAAAACCTCAAACGTGCCGTCTACCACATCTTCATACACCAGCAGCTTCCCGTATGCGTCAGAGCTTACTCCTTCCGGCGTAGGTGTCTCGTTGCTGGGATCACAATAATTTTTTATATCGTCATCCCCATCAAAAGCCGCATAAATAGCACTGTAGGATATTTTAGTATCCATTAGTGGCAAATTTATGATAAAACGCCCTTGATTCCAACTGATACCAGGATAGAAGATGTATTATTAATTGTGGGGTCGTACTCTAATGTGTGAGTCAAAGCGTTAGCCCTGATATCCTGCCCGTTACACAGCGCTCGCTCTGTAAAATAATACGTCCCAATCACGCCAATCGTGCTTGGTTCAGCGCCAACTAAAGTGATTGTCGTGATGTCTAGCAACGGATCGTATACAGCGGTACTAACCTGCCCTGTATAAATGTTGCCATCGTCTTGAAATATGGTAATGCTATCAGGAAATATTGGAGGTATGGCTAGTGGATCATTCAGTAAACCGGTTTGATCTCCAGGAATCACCCATCCATTTATCGGATTTGTTGGGGGGTCGTATGCTGTGGTTATCGTATTTGAATCAATCAAGAATTTAGGATCGTACAAATTCTTTCTGTAATTGACCTTGCCGTATCCCTCGTAAGTGCTGATTAAATCGGTTGGCATGATTGTCTTCATTCCCCGCGGATAGCTTCTATTAGGCTCCGACTCCGCTGTTATTGAGAATAGGTCATCAGAAACCAACGTGATGTCTTGGTATCGCTTGAGCATTAGCGGCTCTTCGTTTGATACAAACGACACCTTTTGAGTAAACGGTTGACCGTGGAAGTTCCATTCATTAGGCTGATTGTGCAGGTATAATTGGTTGTCTATACCCCAGCCAACTAGGGTTTGCCCTAGGTTACAGAACTGTTGGAAGTTGTAATCATAAGTAGATCTCCACCTCATGTTTACGTAATCGAATACAACATGGTCGTAAGACAATCCATTTGTTGTGCGATAGTAGCCGGGTTGTAAATAGTCGGCTACATCTGGCTCAACTCCATCAAGGGTGATAATAGTGCTATTCGATAACGGTTGATATTCGACCGAGTTTACTGTTCCGGAATAGGTGTTATCGGTTCCGGCAAAATAAATTATCATATCGTACCCATATAGATACTGGTAGTCGCCCGCAAACAATATGAAACCTTCTATGAGCTGACCAACGGCAGGGTTGAATATGCCTTGAATGTCTCCAGAATACGGTACGTCAAACCGAAATGCAAAACCAACCTCGCCTACGGATTCATTGACATAGGTACGAACAACAGGTGATGGGCTCGCATTGTATGCTGCCGCCAAAGCCTTTGTCTTTGTCCTAAACTTGTAATCCGCTTTTGTGTCTGGGTCAATTTCGCTTACCTGTATTTGACCATTAGCACCTGAGTACACGAATGTTCCTGCGTTGTTGTCAAAGTACATAGTGGTTCCATTCGGCAGAATCGCGGTAGCCCCAGCGTCCTCGCAGCCAAGCAGGCTCTTGTAGTCAAACCACGAAGCAAATGTTTTATTCGATACGCGAACCGTTGAGTCCGAGCCCACCTCGTTGGGGTAGTACTGAATATAAATAGAATTTTCTTTTTTAGGCTGTAGGCATTTAAGTGTCTTACCCTCCCGGCCTGACATATACGCTCTAACGACAGGGCCGAATACAGGATTCATGTCTTCAATGTTCTGGTTGTCCAGATTGAATGAAGAAAGACCATTGATCTGAGTACCTACAATAAATGAATTTGAGTGTATAGCGGTCGCTTGACGATGAGTCATTCTAGCATTAACGTCTTCTATCCTTATTCTTCCCGTGTTATGAATGTCGCTACTCCAGTAATCAGAGTAGTGAGGGTCTTCCATGAAATAATAAGCTTCCTCATCATTACCTCCAAGACCTGTGTTCCAGTTTCTTTTTCTTATGTATACGTCTCCGTAATTTATAGTAAAAACAGCAGGAGCAAACGAGGTTAAGTCATTTACAACTTGTCTTTGATATCCCAATGCAGCACTTCCATTGAACACCATGTAAATCATGCTTGCCGTTGGGGTTATGCCTACTAAGCTAAGAAATACTGTGAGGTTAGTTGATGGAAAATAAGTGGCGCTTACAACGTCTGTTATCCCAGTAGTTGTAGTGCCGTCATTATTGAAAATCGTATAGTTAAAGGTTTCTAGGATCAGCGACGTATGATCCCCACTCATAGTGAATCTGTAAGTTCCAGGTGCAAATATCTCTATTGGATATAGGTAATACAGCGGAGGAGCGTTGTGAGACCTATCTTCCGTGTGAGGGTTTCTTATTGATATGGCATCGGTAACATCTTTCCATAAAGAGATAAAAATATTACCCGTATCATCAGTTGACGGGCGAGGAGTGTAAATCTCAATCATCTGACCAAACACAAAACCTGAACTCTCAGGCGGATCCGGCTCGACTAGATTAATATCAAATAAGTTCGTGTACACAGCCGTTCTTCCATCGGTTCCCGTCGTGTCTATATCTATAATGTCTAGCTCCAAGTATCTTAGATACAAAGCGCCTACACCAAAAAGACTTTCCCTTACAAACCTCAACTTGTCGCCTATCTTTATTTCGTGTTTTATAGTGGCCCCTAGGTTTTGATTTTCGTAATAGTTGTCAATATAGATTATGTACCTATTATTGGTAGCCGAGTCAAGCTTTATGGATTGGACAAACCCAGAACCTGCCGCGCCGCCGTCTTGCTTGTTGTTTGATATGTACTGACCAAAACTAAGGATCTCCGTGGCCGGTTTGGCAACAATCCAGTATTTAGTAGCCCAAACAGGCGGGATGTGATTGATAGTAATCCTTGGTGTTACCGTATAAGGGTCTCTATTGTCTGCAAAACTAGATCTTGCGGGCTCGTCATAAAACCAAGGCACGAAAAGTTTTAATGAGTCTATAGTGTATACAGTACTGTCTCTATAAGCCCTATCTCCGTATACAATACCAAACTCATGTGTTGCCCCGACCTTCAAGCTAGGTCTAGCGTCGGTTGTTCTGTTTTCTATAATGTTTCTAGAAAGCCCCCAGCCGGTTATGCCTGGTTGGGCTGGGTTTCTAAGAGCTTCATAAGTCATACCCTCGAATCCGAGCGCCGTAACGGCTCCTGGAACAATGAACCCACCAGGATACCATTGAGTTACAAAAAAATCTCCTGCCGCCTGAAACACGTAAGCGTTCTGATCAAAAGTAGTCGCCTCATTAAGAGCGGTATTTACAACGCCTTCTGTGACGTAGTAATACAAAAAATTATTCCTATACGCAACCGGATTTACCGTAGGTGGAGTTGAAAACGAAATAACCATTCCGGGTTCAAAAACAAAACGGTTATTCACATCTAGCGAGGGATTGGCGGCTGCGTTAAATGACATAAAAAAATCATTCGCAACAACACTTACCCTCCAAACATCTTCCAATGATTTAGGCTTCCATACCAATGCGTTTACGTCGTAACTCATTGACGCATTAACGATGAACGGAACCTCCGTAGGCTTATCGTAACCTTCTCTAAAGTTAACGTAAGTCAACTGGTTGGTTGGAAGATACTCTTGGCAATCAGCCACTATGGGAAGTCGGTCGTAATTTTTTGCAAAATCAATTGCTGGCGCCGTTGCGGCGTCCCCGTAAAAGTTTACAAAAAAAACATCATTGTCAGGCAGCGAATCTAGGTCTTTATCAAGCTGCAAGAATATTCCAAACGGAACCTCAACCCCTAAAGAGTCTCTGTCGAATTGCTGCACGGCAAGGTTGAACTTTCTAATTATAGAAGGTCCTGTATTAAACTGTATACTGATACCGTTGTCGTTATTCAAAAAAACCCAGTTGGTTCCCGACACAAGCTCTGATTGGTCTGGCAAACCAAGGCTTGAGTACATTGACCAAGCACCGGGCTCCCCGTTTTCATATATCGGTTGGATGATAAACTTAAAAAGCTTATTTCTTAGCTTGTTGTCATTCCTGGTTGTGTCAGTAAAATATGAGACTACCGGCGGTTCCATTGGCCATTTTACCGCGTCAATTGTCTGTAGAGTTATGGCGGGGTAAAAATTGTCAAGAGCTTTTTGAAGGTTAATTTGGTATGGTGGGTTAAACAGTCGCGTCCCGTCATCATCATACATCAACGGGTCCCATCGACCGTCAGTCCATTTAAAGATGTCGTCTATGACATTGGCGTGAAAGATTGGCCATTCGCGATCAAAGTTTAATTCAGGAGACTCAATGACAAGACTGTGTGTTTGATTCGTGATATCATACACCCAAATTTGATGGTTTAAATCAGCCTTATAAACACAGTAAACTATTGAATTTTGTTTAAGCCAGGGGGCTGCCCCCAGTATCTGATCCTGAATCTCTATGGGGTCTGGACCTGTGTTGGGTATAACCAACGTGCCATCAGAAGTTTCTACCGCGTAAGCATTGCCTGAGTTATAACCCAGTCGGCAATATGAAAAATCACGATAATCACCCTTGGGCATACCCTGGGGCGTGTCGTCGGTATTTATACCGCCTTCAAAACTTATAGTCTCGTTAAAGGTCATTATCCTAAATTAAATTCCGAACTCTGTGCAAGCGCGTCAATCATTTCGCTGAGTCGTGGAGCCTTTACAAGCAAATTTGCGCTCCATTGAGCAGCCTCGTATTGAATCTGTAATTCCTTGTATTTGGCCCTGTCCTCGCTGTTGCCTTTGTGCAGGCAGTATTCGCTCATCAAATATAAGCGAAAAGGCTCAGCGTAAGCTGTGTCAATCAGAGTATCTTCACCCAAGGTTGCGCCATTTGAAAAATACTCAATTACCAATTGGCCATCTGGGATATTGTGATCAAATATGATGTTGTTGCCGTCTATTCGATAGTAGTTTTGATTCCTTCCTCCGCCCAAACCGTATTGTGTTTGATTGTAGAAAAAACCAAAATAACCATAAGGGAAGAGGCCGTCAACAACTACCGGGTCAGTGGCATCACTCTCACATTGGAAAAACTCTTCTGGATAAGTCAACGAGGTATCTGGAGTCAATGTCCAAATACGGCGACCTGACTTCAATCCAACCTTAGATATTCTCATGCAATCTCCTGGCATGGTGAACACCCGTGCGCCCGTATCGATCTTGGCGTAAATAGTTCTTAATGATACGTTGCCATCTAGCGGAGACTTCTCGCTCAAGTAATCGATAGCTACCTGCGTCATCCACGTAAGCTCACGCCCGACGGGGTTTTTCCCTAAACGGTAAAGGGCCGAAGTCGCAATGTATTTTATGTTCTTGATCGTCATTGATTAGTGTACATTCTTGATGTGTCTCTCGCTAGTTTTTGCGCGTCAATAGAGTCGTTATTCAAGTCGTCTTGGAAGCCCTGGGTCGCCAGTACCTGCAAGCACATCTGGAACAACATCATCTCACCCTTTCCCGTTTCATCACTTGGTATAATCAACACGTCGTCATCCTCCATCTGGTAGACGTTTGGAACCATTGTAACAGTCACGTTTCCTTCTGGAGCCCTGTTAAAACGCAGCTTGTCCTTGAAAAGAATCGCTGCTGATTTGTTTCCTCCGCGCAGAATGTTGATTGCTGTAGCCTCCGCCTTGCTTTGAATGATGTACCCATTGTCTCCGATGGATTGATCCTCTACGCTAAAAATAGCCATGGTCCCAGCGATTGGTTGTGGGGTCAGGGTTACATAGTAACCGTTGGCGTCAGTAACCGGAGTATAGATGTACGGAACAGCCATGTCGCTTGCCTCGTAAGGTTCGCGTGAAACCATATCGGCAAGGGCCAAATTTAATACCCGTGATATAATAGAACGCGGGTACAAACGGCGCAAGTCTTCCGGGGTGTCCCCGCCAGTCAACCTGTGCTGTATCAATTCTATAGCCTGCCGCTTGGTTATCATACTTTACTTGGCATTTGAGTATTAATGTTCCATTGGTTTTCATTACCAATTCCGACGTAGGTCTTGATCAAGTCGGTCAAGTGATCTAAGCAGCTCTCTGGATACTCAAATTCAACACTCAAACTTGGATCACCTGAAGCCGCTACAGTGTTGTTGACATGAACAGAACCCGGAGGTAAATATACGGGTACTCCATTGATAATGTCATAGTCAAATATAGGCTGAATAGGCTCTCGTATGTAAGTAAAGGTTATCCGTGGCATATACGGATAGATGAAATACTTGTCATTTCGCGTGACAAGTATTGGATCATTTTCTTCAGGATTGTCTACCGGGCTTATTATTGAGTTACGCATCTTGGCGTCAAACTCATGTTGACTCACAAACTCCACGCTTCGATAGTTGGTGTCGTATGAACACTCCTTATTCAGTATCTCAAGGAAGCTCGCGGTTGCCTGATACCAAATGTCTGTAGGGATATCCGCGTAACCACCGCGCTCTGGTCGTCCCGCTAAAACGGGAGTGAACGACATTGCGGGGTACTGGGGCGAGCCTAGAGTCTTTATAAATGTCTGTAGGTCACTGGTAATCTCTCGGTTGTCTTCAAAGTTGTCCACCAGCGTGTTTAAGTAGCGCTGATTGACAATCTTAATTGCCCGGTTGAAGTCATCGGGCGTGATGTAGCCGCCCCTCAGATCCTTTCCGGCTCTGAAGAGAAGCTCATCATATATTTGACCGAGGTTAGTAGTCATTATAAGTAAATCTCAATTTTAATAAATGAACCCGCTGCAATTACCGCATCATTTAAAACTCCGGCTGTGTCATACGTCCTAACGGTTATCGTAGTGCTATTGTCTACATTAGATGTCGCAAAACCAGCTGTTTGTAATTGTACAAACACGGCTGTATCGGATACAAATACTGAGCTAGCAGCAGTTACTGTGTATACACCAACACCAGCATTACTTATTGAAATACTCGCTCCAATTGTATTTCCAAATTCAGTTATTTGAACTGGCCCTCCAGAAAATCTCGTTCTACCAGTGTAAAATCGAGTTCCTACTTCAATTATACTTCCAGAACTATCAACAGCTAAGTTGTACCTAGGAACACCCGTAATTGTACCTCCGCCATACCCGTTAAGAGTTACAGAACTATCTGGGTTTAGCGTAAAGCCTACACTTTCAGTTCCACCAAGTTTAGTTGTAAGTTGAACATTTGAATTACCAATCGCAGCGTCAACCCATGTGCTTATGATCTTACCGGCTGTGGCAACTGCCCCAAGAGCGTCCTGCGCTCTTAACCAGATAGACGCTCCTATTCCATTCGCACCAGCTCCTCCTGTTGTTACCGTTTCAATCATCAGGTTGTTTGCAACTGTATTTGTAACGGCGCGCTCAACAGTCATCCTTGAAGCCGGGCCGTCGATCGTTTCGATATCCAAAGTCAAGCCGCCCCCAATAAGTTTCAAATTACCAACCGTACAATCAATAGTTGTAGCTGCAACAAGCGCACCCCCAAGAACAACGTTGTTTCCTATCTTGGTTAATCCATTTATACCATCAAATACAGCAAGGGTGTCCACTTGATCAAGTTGAGCCTGAACATCAGGTCCAGTCAATATAGATCCAGGAACTGCCGGTATATCAGCAGCAATAGGCAATACGCCTGGTGCATAATATTCTTCCCACACAGCCGCGCCCTCTGTATTGTCCGTGCAACGATAGATGATGCCGGTATTAAAGTCTTGCCAAAGCGCCCCAATTTCAACACCCTGGGTAACATCCTGAGCGATTCCGGGGATTCCATTATATAATCTGAACTGGAATGCTTCGATCAAACTTTCGATTACTGAAACTCCAGAGTTATTTGATACCCAGTAATAAGTCTCATCGTCGCAACAAGCACAATCGCATCCGGAAGCGTCAAGTTGAGCTTGAAGGTGAGCAATTGCATCCTTGTATTTATCAAGTTCTCCACAAGCTTTGTAGTTCAAAGCCTCAATGTAAAACATCAAAACATTGTCTACAAACACTTGATACTTGGAAATCCTATTTCGCATCAACTCAGCCTGATGAGCCGCCCGAAGATTCTCAATGCAGGGAACAAGTCCACAAAGGGTTCCAGCGCAGCTTACCACAAACTCTCTAACTATTGTTGCAGTATAGGTTATAATCAACCCGTCTGTTTGAATCTGTCGAATTTGCTCACTCAACGAAACTGTGTACGTTCCTGTAGCAAGAGGAGTGTCAGTGCCTGGAGCGCTAGGATACGGAAGCGACGTGAGCACAACCTGTGGGTCAAAAGTGGGAGTCAGAGCAGTCCATGACGGATAACTAACAGTACAGTTTAGACTGTCAATTGTTTCGTTTGAAGCTAGAATCGTTGCGTTTGCAACAGACCATGATCCACTATCTCCGACCTCACAATCAAATATAAAGTTTACATCAGCACCTGCCTGAGTGCACCCAGAATACGTGTACGATGTTACTGTCTGTAGATTTGTTATTTCTATGCTCCAGAAAGGCCAAGCAGGATTAGATATTACTTGATTTACAGTAATTACAATACTAGCGGTTGGAAGCCCTGGATCAACTAATTCAACTGTAGAAACATTGACAAGCTGCTCGGTGAGAACTGGCACAGGATTATACAGTCGTATTTGATCTCCCGCCTCTAAAAAATCAACAAGCCATGGGAACGCTGCTCCATCTATTTCAAACGTACTTGGCAGCGTTATTGAACTAACTCCAAAGTTAAATGCTGTAGTGTCAAGTGCTAAAGAATATTCTACGCGATAAACACCATTAGCAACATTCCCGTTTAAGTCTAGCTCTAGCGGAAATTCAAAAAAAGTGTCCCCCACCGCTAAATCGATAAGGGGATCACCTATTGTGGTCTTTGATTCAATTAAGTTGCCTTGAAAATAAATAGAACCCAACCCTTTGGCGACAAAAGCAGCCAAGCTGATCCCAAGGGAGGCGTAGTTTGTAGTGTCCGTTACACGACCAATCTTATTGGTTACATCGATCGTGAGGGTTGTAGTACTTATCATTTTTTATGCTTTTCTTAATTTGTCTAATAATTCACTGTTCACCTTGAGGTGGTCAATAAGTGCGAACGCATCCTTTTCTCCGGTTGATTCAAAGAATGGATTCTTGAGCCACTTGGTTCCATCACCTCTACGGTCGCGAAGATACCAAATTCCGTCTTCATTTTTAATAAAACCTTCAGAAGAAAGTCGATTAATTAGCTCGTGAATGGTTTCTTCGGATTTTGCTTGCTGCTTCTTGGTTACTCCACCTAAGATTTCAAACGCATTTTTCTTAAATGTATCCGAACCGCTCTTTATCGAGTCGTGTAATGAAACTCGATTTTCTTCTTCGGTGTCTTTAACATTGAGGCCAAGACCGGTAATAGCCTTTAGGATTGTTTCGTATGAAGCGTCAAAATAAATCAAATTCTCTAGTTCACGAGCTGAACGAGCTGATTCAATTTTGTTCTTAGCTTCAACCTCCGGCTTGTCATAGGTGTACCACGGATCCTGAGACTTTCTAGCGCATCTGCTGCCAGATATGATCGGGCAAATAAAATGAACGTAAAACAAAAGATCTTTTTGACCCGGTCTGATTTCCATGCCGTGTCTTATGGTCACGTTGTTGCCCGGGTAAGCAAACTCCATTCCGTATTGACCCGGGCGAGGCGATGTTGTTGAGTATTGAATATGATATTCATCACCTGTTTCCGGATCTACCACAATGCCTCTTGCCTTTCTTGAATTGCCGCGTGGCGGCTCTACAAAAAGACGCGGAGTGCCTTCTTTGTCCATTGAAGGAACCTTGTAGCTCCTTCTCATTTTGTTGTCCAGAATCTTTATTTTAACGGGCTTGCCCTTAAAGAAATCTGGAAAATCCTCTCTCATTTGTTTTTCAGCCCAATCAGGTATAGAGATTGGCTGATTTGTACTTATATCGAAAAGCATAACGTATGTTGGGTTTTAAAAAAAGGGGGCGGAATTGCCCCCTTTTTATCATTATTCACTAGATTAGATAGCGTCGTGGAAGATACCGTATTTGTTAGCGTTGATGAATTTGAACGCGATTTCAGATACGATGTGAACTCCCAAGTTCCATGCGTCAGTTTTGTTAGCCGCCGCACGACCACCTGTTTGCCACATATTCATGAATGCACCTGGCTTGTGACACAGACGGATATACTTACCGAGATTACCCATACCATCGTCTACGTTTCCAGGAGCCATTGGCAAGAATACTGCGTAGTCTGACCAAGTAGAGCCTGAGGCGCCGAAAGTTTGTGGGTTATCGAAAATACCCATACGAACAAGACCGAAGTTCTTATTGTTGAACACGAGGTTGTTGAATGAGTAGGTAGTTGACATCAAGTCTGCGTAAGCACCCTCGCCCCAGAAAGTCTTCTCCATCTGAACCTTGTTGATCTGGATGTTAGCGTTCTGGTTGTAAGTCAACATAGCTTGTTCAATCTGAGCAGAGGTTACTCCACTAGTCCAAACCATGTAGTTCTTTACAGAAGCATCTTGTTGAGTCAAAGCTGCTTCCAAAGCATAGAAGTCGGTCGTGGTAATTGCACCACCAGTGTCCTCCACTTGACCATCAGCAAAAATCGTTGGGATCAAACCTGGGGTGGTTTGGAACGAGGTAGCAGAAGTCAAAGAAGTGTTGGTAGTAGCCTCACCTGCCAAGAAGGTGTTTACGATTGCAACTTGGTGCTCACGCTGCAAGTAGATGATGTCGCGTGAGTTAGAGTACGGAGTTGCAGTACCATTCTCAAGCTGAGAATACCACAACTGGTTGTACAATGACTCAGAGCTAGTCGTAATGTCGTGACGCATTGTTTGCAAGAATGAAGTCTTCACCTCATCAAACATAAACTTGCCTGCTTGAGCAGTAGAGTTTTCAGGAACAGATACACCGACATAGAACAACAAGTCAGTAGCTGAGATAACAGCGCCTACGCCGTCAGAAGTAACTGGACGAACAGTAAGGGTGATACCGTCAGCTGCCTTAGCTGTGATTTGAACCAAAGTTCCAGATGGGGCGTGACGCCAAATCTCGTGAACTGTTGGCCAAGAGTAGAAAGTTCCAGAGGCAGCGGGAAGTTCTTGACGATCGCTAGTGTTCAATACGATAGTGTTGTTACCAGCAACAAGGGTTGCGCCGGTAGCCACAAGAGCAGGAACCTCCATGCGAGTCAACTCAAACCAACGAACGCGAGGATTGGCAGCAACCTCACGGTTACCAATACCGTTCATGATTTGGTTCATTGCGCTCCAATATTCATCACCGAAAGGCAAATATGCTACGGCGTCGAAGTCTTCTTTAATTGCGTCCCAGTTGTTCATGATTCCGCCGAATGTCATTCCTGACGTTGACAACGGATTAATGGTGGGACTCTGTACAAATGCCATTTTATTAAGCTTTTTTAAGAGTTATTATGATTTGATTTTTTGAGACGGCAAAGGAAGTCCTCGTTCCATCAAATCTCTTTGTGCAGGAGTTAAGTCCTTGGCGTCTACGGTTGTTTTGCCTACACGATTAACCGTTTTAGGTTGACCGTTATAGACTTCTTTTACTACCCTTTTTTCGGTTTGAGCAGAAAGCGACTTAGCAATTTGAACTCCTAGATCCCCAGACTGAACCTTATGAATGAGGATTTGGTTCGTTAGCCACTCGCGCACCGCTTGCTTACCTTCCTTTGTGGTAGCATCAAAGGCTTGACCTAAATAACCTGCATACTGTGACTTCAAAATCGAATCGACCTCTTCGCTTGAAACTTGTAACGAAACTTCCGAATCGCCGAATTTGTAGGGGACCTCTTTGACTTGTTTAGCGTAGGACTCTGCCTCGCCAAACGCCAATATCTGTCTTTCCGCAATCTGCTTTTGATTCTGGCTCTTTAGCTCTTTTGCAAATGTAAAAGGATTTTTAACATCCTCAACTTCTTTTTTAGTTTTATTTATGATCTCTATTGCGTCAATAGCATCAGATTTCATAAGCGCCGAGGCGTAATACTCTCCTTCTCCCAGGTTGTACTTCTCTCGAATAGCCTCCTCAATGGTCTGTTGACCCAACTGCTTGAACTTGTTAGGATTCTTTACAGCTTCAGCAATGATCAACGCTTTTAATGGGTCTTCCATCAGCGACTGGTCGTTTGAGGATACGATTTGATTGGCGATAGAAGCGTTTAGGCCCTTCTTTCCAAAAGCGACAATAGTCCGTGCCTCGTCGTTTCCGCCAAAAGGATCCTCAGCTTCTTGTAGCAGCGCTATGCCCTCCTCTATATCTTTCTGTCTTTCAGAAAGCTCTTCTGCTAAGCTTTTGTAAGAACGAAGCTGTTCAAATTCCGTTTTGAAAGAATCCTCGCTTTCGTATCCGTAACTAGCAAACCAAGCCTGTTCTGCCGGCGTAGCTTGATCGACTACTTGATCGCCAACCTGGGTGGTTGCTTGTTCGGTTACTTGATTGTTCGCTTGTTCGTTTTGGGTTTCAAATTCGTTGTTTTCCATAATTTTATACTCTACCTGTTATTTCGTTTCCGTATTGAGCCTCGAGGGTTGCCTCGAGCTGTATTTGTTCTAAGATTTGTTTTCCTTTCAATAACTGAACTTGATAATTCGTATCAGCCTTCATTTTGGCAAGCTCCTGTTCTTTCATTAGCTCCATGTTTGCCATTTCACGCTGCTTCATAATTTCGATCTCTGCAAGCTGCATTGCGGTCTGGCGCTTTGCCTCCTCGGTCATCATAGCTGATTGCTGCTGACCCTGGATTGTCTGTTGAAGCATTTCCTGGGCGTTTTTCTCTTCGCGCTGGCGAGATTCTTCTTCCTGCGTTGCCATGAACCAAAGCGCTTCATCAACGTCTCCATTTTTAAGCATTTGAGCTACCCGCTCTACATTTGACGGCGACAAAAGAACACCTCCGTCTTTTGTAGGTATCTGGGACATCTGTATAGCCCTTTGAAGAATAGAACTCTTTTCCTTTTCGTTTGGCAAAGACTTAACGCTTATGGCCAGGTTATCCAAGGAAAGCCCTTCAATATCGTCAAGAGAGTTTATCATTACCTTGCCTAAAATAGATTCGTAAAAATCTCTAATCTTTGGATCATACTCTATATCTATTCGGGCCTGGTGGATTATGCGTTCCCCAACCTTACGCTTGAAGTTTCGCTCCGACTCTCGAAGCGGCCAGTTCGCATGATTTCCGGCTTGATAATCCTGTTCAATCACGCCAACTAGCCTTTCCGCGCTTTGATCAGGACTTGCAGCCATCGCATCTGGTATGCCCATGGTGTCCTTGATCATCATCTGCAAATTGGCTATCTGCTGTATCCATTCAGTCCCTTGAGGACCCAAACCATTGTCCATTTCTTGCAATGGCTGAGAAACGTATTTCCCGGTCGCCGCATTAAACTTGGTCGCTACTACCTGTATACCGTTTTGACGGTGGACGTGAACAAGGTCAAACAGATCGTACTCTACACCTCCAATCTTGATGTTGGCGGCCTCCCCTACGTCAATTCTGTAACCTTTTGGAGCAGCGGCCCAAACGGCGGCGCGGAGCTTGAGCATGGCGAACATCAAGTCGTCAAGCAACCCCTTAACGCTGCGGGTAGGTGATTGGCCCGGTATGCGATCAATAACATAAGAGCTCATAGGAGACAAGCCCTTTTGCATTTGATTTGGTTTTTTACGCCAATCATAAATGCGATCAAGTCCTGTTCCGGAAATGATGTAAGACCCTTCGTACCAGTAGTTACAGCTTACCTCGTCGTATTTATCGTTCGGGTTTTTCTTCTTTTCTTCTACCGGCTTGTTGTTTCGTAGGTACGCTACATACCCCTGCTTGTTTGTTCTTTCTACATACTGCTTATAGTCGGTTGAAAGATATTCAAACTTCAAAACATAAACCTTAAAATCCATCCACACCCAACGGTTGGTGGTGGCATCTTTACGTTCAAAAGCCCAAACGGGTATCATTGAGGCGTCTGTCTGATATGGAACATAAGACTTGGCCATGGCCTGTATTTGCTTTTCGTCAAAACCGGCATCTATCAGCTTTGTGTAAATTGACTGCACGGTCTCAATTTCAATGTGACCTATCGCAACCGGCTCATCCTGATTATCCTCATTCCAGAGCATAATCATACGCGCAGGATCAATGTACTGAACTTTAACCTGACCTGTAATTGGATCGTTGTAAATTTTAGCTGCCCGGAAATGATAGTCTATCGCGTCTCTGTTTATCTCGTTACGCATATCATGCCAGTTAGAAGCTCTGAATCCAGATTCAGCCAGCTTCTCCAGCGCCACCTCGTATTTTGTTTTGAAAAACCCTAGACGATCAGCCATCTCTATCATGCTGTCGTCCTTGGGGACAAACGGAACACTAAGCTCTGGAAGCCCAAGCTCCCGCATCAACGGGTTTACAAAATTCGTTTTAACGTAAATATCATTCTTCTCGTCCTGTTTTTTATTGATTGTGTTTTTATCAAGAGAAATACAGTCGAGTTTATAATCATTGTCAGCAAGAATCGAAAGAAGAACATTGGTTAGTTTTTTCATTGGTGAGAAAATATCATAGCTAATGTTGGCCATGGCTTTTCTCTGCGCCTTACTCATGCCCCTAGCTGTCTGAACGGCTTCTGCCGCGCCGACAGACTTGTTTCCAATTGGGGAACCATTTGAAAACCAGTTCTTATACTTTTCGTTGTTCTGCATACCCGCACCGTAGTTTCGGGTCTCTTGCATCTCAGAAAGTTGATTGAATGAAAAATAAGCACCCCCAGAACAATAACGAGAATACAACGCTCGTCCACATCGCAAACCAAAATCTGGCTCCAACTTCTTAATATCTGGTACATTGTCATCGGGGAATAAAACCCCGCCGGCCAATTGGGGCAGTATCATATCTTACAAATTTAAGTAATCAAACACAAATGTATGAAATTTTATCGTAAATGGTTGAAAGCAATCAATCTATTTCAAAGAACGAGAAACCTCCTTTTACCTCCACTGGCTGATAAGCTTCTTTGTAAAGATCTGGCATCCTGCTTTTTATAGCTCTCATGCACCACCCGGTTGCGGCACACAAGTCATGGTTCGTTAAGTCGTCTATGCCCCTCATCTGACTCCACTCCTCAATTATCTCCCACATTTTAACGTACTTGACATTATTATTGAAGTAGGTCATGATGTCTCCGGCCATTTCGTTTTTCTCCGCTTCTCCCGCCCAGACCCCCGACCTCGCATCTTGCTTTCCGTCGGAGCCTAGATCTTTTAAAAGGTATCCGTCAAATCCGTTATCCCTAAAATACTCTACCAGGGCTTCTCCGTCCGGCCACTCAGGATATACGTAGGCCCCGAGAAATACAGCCGCCTTTAACCACTCTTCGTGATACTCGGCCTTATCCTCTGTCTGCCTGTTGTATATCAGAACCCAGTCATTACTTACCCACTCGTTCCTAGGTTTGCTGTCGGGGTCTATTTGGCTGTCGCGCTTATAGAAAACAGCCGCCGCTGCATTGGACTTCTTTTTACCAACCGTGTTTCTTTTATGGAACTTTACAGGGTCACAGCAAAGGAAGAACTTGTTCATTACCGATGGATCCGGGGCGTATATCAAACCCTTTTCCTTGGGGCCTATGTACCCCTCTTCCGCCGTAACAACAGTTTTTCTATTGCGTTGATCATTTGGTGGGAGGTAGCTCATGGTCCAGCTACCACGCGGGTCGTTTTCAACGTAAACATCGCCCCCAAACCTATCTCCCGCCCACTTAAAGTTTATCTTCGTAGTTATTGGGGTGCGAGAAAACTTGAGTTCAGATATTCGATCACGCATCTTCTCGATAGGCATACCCATATCCTTGGGTATTACAGCAAAGGCTTGCTTCCATGTCATCGGGAAGTTCTGCTGCAACTTGATGAGCTTCTGCCATTCGCGCTTGCGCTCGAAGTAGTCCGCCTGGTTCAACAGGTACGACTTGGCTCCTTTCGTAATCCACTTGCCTTCGTTGGACATGATTGGTTCCTTGGGGTCATCAATAATGCTTGCGCCGTACTCGTCGATGTATCCCTCTACCGCGTAGTAACCGGGCAGGAAGAAGTTGATGAGCCCTGATGGGGTTGTTCCGTTCTCGTTACGGTCAGAAAAGTGCGAGTCGTTGGCAATATCAAAGAACTGCGCTCCACCACCCGTGTCCATATCGCCAACCGTGGACGGCATGATGCAGAACCCTCGGATATTCTCCCCGCGCTCGATCGCTGGTTTCATCGTGTTGTACCACCATGTCGGTATGTTCTGGTCCGCTGCCTTCGCATCCGTCTTCTTCGCTGGCTCGTCACGGTATACAAATGCAATCTCCGCCTCACCGTCCGCCGCCTTTTCCGACGACGACAATGGCGTGATGAAGCATTCCATTTGCTCTGGGACGATCCCTGCTCTTGCTGCTGATGCGATAGCTCCTTCATATTGGAAGCGCAAACCTTCCTTTGCCTCTATCCTACCTCTGTAATAGGGGCGGAAAAAGAAAGGAAGCTTGCTTACTGGTGTTTGAATTTGTTTGATGAATATCTTGTTGACTGCCTGATCTTCGTTCATCGCCTGGATGATAAAGGTTTGGTCGGGCATATTGAGTGTGCCCCATGTGCAGAAACAACAAGCGATTGCGGTTTTGGCTATACGGCGACCGGAAACAAAATTGATTCCGTGAACCGTCCGTTTACCCTTGGCCACCGTAATGTTTATGTTGGGCTCCATAAAATACTCAACATTCATCTCATTCATTTCCTCCACCACGCTCTTAACGTCTTGGTTTGAGTACCTTGTCTTTACCGTGCCAGCCTCTCGGTATATTACCTTGTGCTTGTAGAACGCGTCCTCTGTGGTGTAGGCGTACATGAATAGGTGGAACATTCTACGTTGGTAATCCCTGTAATCGGGCCTATTGTTATTCTTACCGAAGTTCTTTACCGGCCAAAAATTCAAGAAAAAATAATTGGCGCCATTCAAGTATACTAGTTTCCCTTTAATGAAACACCAGTAACCAACATACCTGCGCTTGATTTGGAGCTTGATCCATTCAATCTCCATTGCGTAGTATTTTTGGTTTGACTCAATCTCTTCGTAAATATCCTCAAGCCTTACGTCACCGACCTCCTTGTACTTGGACTTATTGGTTGCGTGTTTCTTATTGAACACCACCTCGTAAATAAGCTTTATCTTTTCCGGGGTTTCCTGATAGGTAAACTTTTGATCTTTTGGATCGAACCCGTAACCGTCCACGTAAGTAAGCGCCTCTTCCCTTGTGACATCACGTTTCAGGTGGCGTGAGTACCACTCTTCAAGACGAGGCAGTGGGATACGAATTGTATCCAACTCGTCGTCGTCCTCATGGAACGAAACGTATTTGTCCTCCTCATCGTATTCGTACTTCATGGTATAATACTTTATGGTATAATCTCCGGGAATATTTCTTTCTTCTCACGCCATATGCGGGAGTAGTGTTCTGGCTGTATGCCTAAATTCTCTGCGCGAACCGAGAACGTGATTGCCTTCTGTAGAGTTATGCTAACCTCGTCGTTCATGATCCGGGTACGCGCATCTACTAGGGTTTGGCGCCAACTCTCAAGTCCTGCTTGGAAGTTCTTATCGTCATTTGACCTATCCACGGGCTGAGTCAACAGCGCTCTTTGCAATGCTGCGATTCGGATGTCGGCGGTACTCATAATCGAATAATCCTCCGAGCATTGTAGGCGGGTGAACACGATGTACCGCTCCACCGCCCAGTCTACATTCATCATGCAGAGCTGAGCGTACCCGTTATCCGGATCCGTGTCATCAACCATGATATTCAGTTTGTTCAAAGTATATCGTTTGCGCTGGTTGATGTCCGGATACGCGTCTTTCACGGGCGTACCTGGAGCGAACATATATATGAGATATCGAACAATCTTGTCGGCGCTAACCCCTTCAGGAAGGTCGTCAGACCTATCGAGAATATGGGCTTGGCTGGCCAGGTCCGAGAAACGGTATACTACCGCCTCGTCATCCGGGATGCCTTCAATGTTGTAGGATATTTTACTAAAATCTAATTTTATCATTCTTCAAATGCAAGTATTACCCGTGATTGGAATCGAACAAGGTCGGTCGTATTTGCAAGTGTTGAGTCGAGCTGTATGGCAAATGTTTCCTTCAAACAAACAACATCGCCCTTTTTAACATCACTATTTGTCCACACGTCTGGCTCTCTGTATTTTGGTTTCCTGGTTGGAACCACCTCTACCGATATTCTCGCTATTTTAGATTCGGGTAAAAATAAAGAGCCGTATGTTCTGTCATTGTGTATCCTCTTACCTATGATGTAGCCGTTCAAGCTAAAAATCTCACCATTTCGTTTTGTTGCAAAAATGGATCTTGCAGGTATCAACAGGTATGTTTTATCCCCTATGATGATTCCACCCTCTTTTTCCTCAAGTTTTTCTCTGGAGTAGGAAGAATCAAACCATACCTCATCTCCAACAACGCCATCAAACTCGCAATCAAAGTCCCATCCGTTAAAGCCAAGCTCCTTTTCGGGCAGCTTTACGATCTTGCCTCTGCGAACCGCTTGTTTTGCTTCGTGGTCAATTTTGTTTGGATCGGCCTCTTTTTTCTGAGACATCATCATCTTCATATACTCCTTCCTGGCGTTCTCGTCTTTGTAGTTTGACCTCTTCAAAGCATTCAGAGCCGACATCATTTCGTTTATCGAAAAGTCATCCACATGATCTTTTACGCTAGTGACAAGTTTCAATTTACCGCCATTAAACTCAACCTCATCTTCTACCATGGTGCGAACCTCGACCAAGCACTCTCCATTTAGGAGTCGCAAACTATCAATGTTTATGCTGTCTAAATTCATTTTTTGGACTGTTTGTATATTTCAAAAAGTTTCTTCTGCGTTTCAAAGTTCTTCTTGCCGACCGGCATTTTTCTTTTTATCTTATTCACCCCTCGCCTCAAGGAAGAGTAGGTTCCAAACAGGTTTATAGCGTCCCAATTACTCATCAAGCGTTCGACATCCTTCATGTCTGTCTGCTCTCGCTCAATGTAGTATTCGTAAACCTCTATGATTTTGAGGTAATTACTTTTTGTCTTTGTCCTTATCATAATGCTCCTTCAGTTTTTGGAAATACGTGGATCGCTTGATGCGAACCTCAACCTCCGTCTTACCCATCTCTTCCAGCGTAGACTTGTATCTTTCTATGGCTTTTTCCACCTGATCCAAGTCAGAACTAGATATGCCTGGATTGCAATACAGTAAATTCCTTCTGGCCGGCGTTGCCATAGGCGTGAATATCTTCATCACCTCATATATCTCTATCTTGTCATCAATCATTCTTTGGACAAGGGAGATAGCTCTTTTCCAGTTGTCAATGTTATTCATAAATAAAAGCTACGTCTCGTTCGTGAACCGTGTATACATCAAGACCCTGCACTTCAACTTTTTCAATCTTTCCGATCACGCAAAGCCTCTGTCCAACTTCAAATTGTAATCCAGCACCAACATGAGTTATGGTTACGTCTTTTTGTTTTTTAGACACCTTGTCTACAGTCACAAAAATTCTTCCGTCTGGTGGTCTCAATTTTGTCATGGTGCAAATATACTCAAAAACAACACAGTGTCAACTTCTTGCTTGGAAATAAGACTAAACAACGTAAATTTGCTCTATGTTTATCGTTTCAATTCTATTAGTTGTATTCTGCCTTACGTTCATGATCAAGAACTCCATATATGGCTGTGGCAAAAGATGTTACAAGACCCGGAAGGAGGCTCAGGAACACTGTGACCATGATCAAAAGGTGTTCATGTGCTGGGAGTGTGAGACGTGGCACATAAAAAATAATGAAGAAAATACTTGACAACCTCGCGTGGTTGTTTTATGTTTGCTAAAATATTCCGCCCCCCGTTTGTTAAGAGCAACAACAACCGGGGGTTGGAAGGCGGTTACAAATCATAACCAACTCAAAAACCCGTAAAGTTGCTCTTACGGGTTTTTTTATTCTATGAACACAGGACAAATTGTTAAAGGGAAGCGCAAGCATGACTTCGCGATTATCCCAAACGAAATCTCACAATCCAATCAGCTTACGATGGAAGAAAAGGGTATGATGTGCTTCCTTCTTTCGCTTCCAGACAATTGGGTGCTTTACAAGAAAAATATGTACGATCAACTTCCCGATGGGAAACACGCAATTGACCGTGTGTTTAAGTCCCTGCAAGACAAGGGGTATGTGCTTAGTTGCCGTCACATGGATGCTGCCACAGGCAGAATGCTCGGTTGGAACCATATCGTGTATGATGAATCTAAACTTGACCGAGAGGCGGATTTACCGACATCTGGTTTTCCCGTTATCGGTGATACCCAACAGTCGGGTAACATCGATATATATAAAGAAACAAATACCAACAAAGAAACAATAATATACAAATACGCATTCGATGATTTTTGGATTGCTTACGACAAGAAGGTGGATAAGAAACAGACCCTTGCTGTATGGAACAAACTTCGTTCGGGTGAGCGCATACTCGCGGTTGAATGCATGGATAACCACAAGGCTGGTCGTGAACGGAAATACTGGAAGGACCCGGTAAGATATCTTCGTGATAAAAGATGGGAGGACGAACCACAGGCTAAAACTATAAAACAAACACCTATTCAAGATGACAGCAATACATGGTAAGGTATCAATCTACAAAGACTTCAATGACCTGCAAGGACACCAAATTACTGTGTTGGGCGCACTTGAACGAATTAGGACTGGAAAATCAAAGACACTTGTTGAGCAGGCGCGGGAAGCCAAAACCAAGAAAGAGGCGGACGATTTAAAAAAGAAACTTCCTGCCGTTTGTTTTAGCGGCACTTTTTCCAAAAGAAAGGACTCAGATCTGCTTGAGCATTCAGGATACATCGTTTTAGACTTCGATAACGTGTCGGATATGGCCCAAAAACGAAGCGAATTGTCACTTATAAGTTACATTACCGCTGTTTGGGTTTCACCCTCTGGAAAGGGCTTAAAATCGCTCGTCCAAATTGAGTGGAAAACCAAACATAAAGAGCATTTTGATGCACTAATGGCGGAAATGCCCGACATTGATAAGACCGGCCGTAATGTTTCCCGCCTATGTTTTGAGTCGTATGATCCGGAATTGTACTACAATCCAAACGCGGAAGTTTACACCAAGCTGCCTGTAAAGAAGGAAGACAGGAGGTTGCCACAACAGACAACTACCGAAACCATCAACGATGACGATGCCATATTCAAGAACCTGCTTACATGGATGACGTCCAAGGGTGACGCGTTCCGTGAGGGGGAGAGGAACCACTTTGTGTTCAAGTTAGCCGCAAGCTGTTGCCGGTTTGGGATGATGGAAGAGACCTGCTACAGCCTGATGATGATGCACGTTGTCCCTGACGCTAGTTTCAGCCAAAGGGAATGTAAGCAAGCTATTAGTAGCGCGTACAGGGCTAACATGAATCAGTGGAATACAGCTGAATTTACAAAAGACCAACTGGTTACAAAGAGTAACCGGAAGGAAATTGACATTGTAATCACCGCAGAAGATGCGGAGAATATTGCGGCGAATGATGTGATTTATGCGGAGGAAGTGATTGAGCAAGCCTCCGACATTTACTTACATGGATACAGGGCCGCTCAACCGTTAGGCGTTCCGCTACTCGATAGGCACTTCAAGCGCGTGAAAGGCGATTTAACAATTGTTTCCGGAATAGGAAACTACGGTAAGTCTTCGTTTATGAAGTGGGAAATGGTATTTCGCATTGTTAGGTTTGGGGAGAAGGTTGCCATCTTCACTCCCGAAGAATTGCCCGCAGAACAGTTCTACCACGACCTTGTGGAGATATACTTCGGCAAAGACTGCACGCCCAACAACCCCAACCGTCCGCCATACGATCTGTACATGAAGGCTTACAAGATGATTGGCGAACACATCTTCATGGTGTACCCTAAGAGTGTAAGCCCTACCCCCGAATACGTTAAGGAGGTATTCCTTACCCTCATTGTCAAGCACGGGGTGGAACGGGTTGTTATTGACCCTTTCAATCAAATGGCCAACGACTACGCCAAGGGAGGGGGGCGAAGCGACAAGTACCTGGAGACGTTCCTGTCTGACTGCACCCGCTTTGCCCGCAAGAACAACGTGTACTTCGACATTGTAGTCCACCCGCACAAGATGCGTAAGGGCGATGACGGCAACTACCCATGCCCGGAAGTGTTTGATCTTGCAGATGGTGCGATGTGGAACAACAAGGCCGACAACATCCTGATCTACCACCGACCATTTGCTCAGACGGCCCCCGAAAGCCCAATATGCGAGTTTCACTCCAAGAAGATACGCCGACAGAAGATTGTGGGCATCAAGGGTTTCTTTGAGTTTCAACTACAGAGGAACACCCGCAGGTTCACGTTCGAGGGCGTTGATTACCTTCATCAGGCGATCGAGGGTAAATATGTACAGGCGCAGATTGAAGAACCGAAGCCATCAGTCATCCGTCCAAATAGGAACTGGACTGATTCCAAAGAAGCCAAGGAATGGAATGAAGATATTCAGCACCCGAACGGGTATAAAGAGGCTTGGGAATGACGAAAAATGACATCTAGGGTATAAATTTAACTGTTTTTTTCTTGCACAAAAGAAACATATATGCTACATTTGCGAATATAACCAATTAATTAATCATAAAAATCTATGGGATTAAATCAAGGTGGTTCATCAAACCGTACTTACCTCAGTATATCTGGCGGTAAGATTGCCAAGCGAGTTGCGGAAGGCACAGCTGGCTCAATTAAGTGTAACAGTAAAGACGGCACTAAGGTGTGGTACGAGGAGAGATACGCCTCTCTGTCTGGCTACATCACCGACGTGTTCAAACGTGTATCCGAACAGGGTTACGGAGATCAGCTGTGTGTTGTTCTAAAAGACGGAGACAGCGAGTATCAAATCCAAATGCCGTGGTCATCGCGCTATTCATCAGGCTTCTTCTTGTCAATGCCTAACATCGATGCAGGTAAGGAAATTACTCTTACTCCGTGGTCTAAGGAGATTGACGGAAAGACCCGTACAATGCTGTACCTCCGTCATGGACAGGAGGACATCAAGTGGGGTTGGACTAAAGATAACCCAGGTAATATACCTGAGATGAAACAGATCAAGGTAAAGGGGCAGGTTGTGTGGGACGACTCAGAACGCCAAGAGTTCTTTGAGAAGCACCTCAATGACATCTTCATTCCGCAAATCAAGGCTGTGAGCGCTGTTAAAAAACTAGACTCTCACGCTCCGTCTTTGCCAAATGATTTTGACGACGACGGGTTGCCATTCTAATTTTAACCAAGGCCGTGGCGGGGGATAAATGCAAGCTAACCCGCCACGGCTTAATCTAAACAAACATGAGATATACATTTAAAGACTTAGTGGAATTAGTGCCTGTAAGCAAAAGGTCGGAGTTCACAAAGGTTTACGAGTACCTGCACAAGATTGAAAATCCGCAGGAAAACGAAATACTCGAAATGGTAAGCAATTACTTTAACGTAACCCCGGGTGATATCAAGAGCGATAAGAGATACGCCGACGTAGTCATGGCTAGGCACGTATACATGACCACCGTAAAGGTGTGTTCAACTAAAACACTAGCCGAGGTTGCCAGGTCGATAGACAAAGATCACGCAACGGTTTGTCATGCGCTCAGAAACATCAGGAGGGACTATGATTTTAACAGTGTTAGGCGCCATAAAATACGCAACTACATAGCACAACTAGATCCAGTTAAACAAGAACTATTACTAGACTTTTTCAATGAACGGAACCCTGATATCCTTACCACCTACGCCGCGGACGCAAACCGAGTTACGACACCTGCGGAGTCTAAGGCATAAGCTACTCATCGCCGACACAAAAAACCTCAAGAAAGGCGTGTATAAGCCAATGGGTAAATACAACAGAGATAAGAAGCTCATGCACATGATCAACGTAAGATTGTACGAACTAACGGGAAATGATATGTACATTTGGCTCGGCGGAGACTTTAACGAACTAAAAAAAATAGAAGATGGGAAGAATTGAGATAAAGGACGCAAGACGCACGATAAACGGAAAGAAGATTAACGCATTCCGTGTTAAAACCGTTGGCGAAAACAACGAGGTGTTGCAGATGTCCGAGGTACTCAACACGCCAGAGGCTGTAAAGACGCATTTAAAGGCAATGGCCCAAGCGTGGAATAGCGACGGAGATTGTCAAGTTTTTGACTGCACTTACCGGGGCAAGTTTGATGGAAAGTCAATTGACCTGGACGAGTACGACAAACTGAAGTACAATGTCAATAATTGAGTCGCTTATATACGAAAGATACAGCTGGATTCAAAACGGAATCAGTAAAACCATGTATATTTGCGTACCGGCCACATTGATCATAATGGGAGACATGAGCCCAAAAACACACTTTATATTTTGGAACTAAAGAAGTCATTTATCCGATATATGTTGGAGCTTCCCAACATTACACTTACATCGTTCTTAATTGCATTTGTGATCGCTTTTGCACTTTCTATTGTGCAGGAAAACTACCCAAGCGCATTAGGCTGCTTCCTAACGATCGCCACTATTCTCCCTATAAAGTACATGGTATGGAAAAAGCAAGGGCAGGTGGAAAATAAAAAGCAGAAAGTCATCGTAATCAAACGAAAATGAGCAGACTAAAAAGTTTGTTGATACATTTGCTAAGTTGCGTTGTTTTGGCGCAAGTTCAGTTTGTTTTATTCATTTCGTTTGTGAAAACCGTCTCCTAGTCGAGGCGGTTTTTGCTTTTTGGTGATAGTGATTATATTTGTAACATATCAACTGAATGAAAAATAATGTACAAAACTATCTGAACATTCTCAACGACTCACGAGACATCAGTCAAAATAAGAAAATTGAACTGGAATGGGAGAATGTAACATCTGGCGCAAGTCTAGACTCTTTCAAGCGAGCATTCCTGGCCTGGAAAAGAAAGAACGGGTCAAAACACGTAAAGAAGGCTAAGGTCAACCCACACAAAGTAATGGGTGCGTTCGAGCAGATTATTAACGAGCTGGTTCCAGATAACAATCCACTAGCGTTACCTGAATCAAAGGAAAGGGAATGGAAACCATATAAATTACCGGTAAATCACAATGATATTCTTTTTCTTACCGACATACACGTACCTTACCACAACATTCCTGCGCTCACGGCGGCGCTCAAGTACGGACTCGAAAACGAAGTCAACACCGTCTACATCAACGGCGACCTCGTTGATTTCTATGCCATTAGCCGTTTTCAGAAAGATCCTCGCAAGCGCGACCTTGCATCCGAGATTTACATGGCGCGGGAGTTCCTCTACACGCTGCGGAAACTGTTCCCTACGCAAGCAATATATTTCAAAGCAGGAAACCACGACATCCGGTGGGACCACTACCTCATCAACAACGCCTCTGACCTAGTTGGAATCGAGGAGTTCTCGCTTGAATCCATCCTGCACCTCAAGCAGCTCAACATCACCTTTATCCCGGACAAGCAGCTTGTTCAAATGGGTAAGTTAATTGCCGTCCATGGCCACGAGTTTGGGCAGAGTATGTTTAGCCCGGTAAACATCGCCCGTGGACTCTACCTAAGGGCCAAGGACAACGCGATCTGCGGACACCACCACCAGACATCAGAGCATACTGAGCCAAATATCAACGGCAAAGTGACAACCTGCTGGTCGGTAGCTTGCCTGTGTGAACTACACCCGGATTATATGCCGATCAACAAGTTTACACACGGGTTCGCACACATCAAGGCGTTTGATAATGATGAGTTTGAGGTCATGAACTACCGCATAGTAAACGGCAAGATTAAATAACGAGCCGTAACATTTTCTGCTTGTTTTTTGTTACAAGGGTCTAAGAAATTTTTCCTTATTTTGCTATATGGAAAACTTGGTCGTAAAGGAGAGGCACTTGGGGAGGGAAAAGGCTCGCGGCCTTTACCACGAACATGGTCTGATCGAAATCGACCCAAGGCTTCCGGCCAAGGAGTACCTAGAGGTGCTGATCCACGAGTTTTTGCACCATGAATTCAAGCACTGGGAGGAAGATTATGTGAAAGAGTACGGGATAAAAATCTCCCAGTTCTTGTGGGAGATGGGGTATAGGAAAGTAAATTTGGAATGATATGATGAGAGTCTTGCTTCCCATAGTGGTTGATACCGACGAGAAAAGAATCGCGGACTTGGTTGGTGTGACTCCCGACAAGTACGAGTGTGAGCCAGCTATATTCTACAGGATAGACAATGTACGTCCATATCAAAATTACAAGAACCTCTGCATGGTCAGCTCCGGTGGAGACGACTTTATTGTGGGCCTATCAATGGATCAAGTGGACGATCTCATCATGAGCGACGTCAGCTTTATGTTCGGTGCAAATTAAAGTTAATTTTCTTGACTTTTACCACGCGTGTTGTATATTAGCCACCTAAATGAACGAAATGAACGACTTACAAAGAAAAAAACGACTGATCGTAACTGCTCTGGGTGCACAACAGATCTACGCGCAGTGTCATGATGAGTGTGTAGACTTGAAATTCTTCAAGCACGACATGAAAATGCACTCCAAAAACCTTATTTCTAAGCTAGAGCGTGAGCTCATGCCCATTTTTGGCGTTCTTGGCAACGTAGACGGCGGTGAGTCCTATCTAAAAGCCACTGAACTGATGGAAGTCACGCTTCAAAACCTAGCCGTATTGCCGGTTGAGTATTGGGAGCTGATAAACAATGCAATTTTAGACTTACAAAGACAAATCGATGAAAAAAACCAAGCGGGGAGTGACGGCGTACATAGCGGATCAGATACAAACGTGCAGCCCACAGGAGAAACAAGTGTTGATGGAGATCATAGCGAAGAACCTGCCGACACTAAGAAGCATGAGGGAGCAGGAAATAGAAAATCTGCTAAGAAAGTGCAAAAATGACCTTTCCTCCACGGCCTATACCAGTGACAACACCCTTGGGTGACGGATACATACTTTACATAGCCCCGGGCGGAATGCTGGAAAACGATGAGATAACGGTCGTGCTGTCAAAAGGCGGCGAAATCAAGCACTTTACAAGCGATCAGGTGCGTGTGTGGAAAAACTCAACCTACGGAATACATGAATAATTACGTAATCACAATTTGGGACGGCGACAAGCTGGTCCACAACGCAAAAGCCAAGGCTAAGAGTCCAGAGTCGGCTAAGACTAAGGTTCTAAGCGACTGCTTCAAATTCGACAAAATGATGGGAACTGAACATAAATGGTCAAGCTACAGATGGGACATACAAGCGACAATAAGCCGATAAAATACGCATCGGACCTACTCAATGAGGTGGTTGTTGACATGATTATGCGTGAAAAGAAAGGTTTTTCTGAGTATAATCACACAATGGACCGCACGGACCTGACTAGGGAGCAGTGGATCCAACACGCATACGAGGAGGCGCTCGACCTTGCGCTGTATCTGAAGAAGATTATGAAGGTTCAAGAGGTTTATGCAACCGGCCTGACGGGTGGGACCCCAATATCTACAGTCACAAACAAACGAATATGAAAAAGAAAACACAATACACAATCTTTGCCTACGAGCCAGGCACAGAGGTCTACGCCATCTCGCTATGGTATGACAAAAACCAACCGACAGATCACCTCGCAATCTATAAAGCCCGTGTTGGGAGCTGGAGCTATGATGCAGAGGAAAAAGATGTTTTATACTACCTAGAAAGTCCAAACGGAAGAAAATGGTGGGGAGATTCCGTGAAAGGAGAGTTTGTGTCTGAAAACTTTGAGGACTTGCTTGCTTACGCTAAAGAACTCTGGAAAAATGAAACGGAAATATAACTTCTTTAACAGCCAGGAGTTCGAGCGACTCGTGCCGTATCTGGTGCTTGGCCTGATTTACTTCGTAATCGTACTAATACTATTCACACTATGAGCGAACCAAAAGAATATAAAAACTACCTAGAACTGCTGATTGACCTATACCCGGAGGACGAGTTCCTTATTGCCGACGGTTTCGATGACGCTGTAATCGGTGTTGACTACGGATCCTCTCGTCTTATTTACTCATGCAAGAAATGCATTGAGATCCTAATCGAGCAGGAAGAGATGACGGCAGAAGATGCCATCGAACACTTTCAGTTCAACGTGGCCGGCGCCTGGGTTGGGGAGAAGACACCCATCTGGTGTGAGGATAGCTACGAGTTATGAAAAAAGCCGGCTATCACCCCGGCTTTAGTCGTAACACAACGGTTGCCACTACACAACCCGTGCATCTTTAGCAATCCCACTTTTGAAGAGCTAATGCCTTTCTTGTGGGCTTGCCATTTGGTTTCTTCATGGGGCCAGGCATACCACCCATTCTAGCACAGAAGGACTTCCTCCTGGCAGCGCTCTTGGGAGACTTCTTTGCTTGCTTGGCTGATACCGGTGCTTTTAATGTACCTCCAGTTTCGCGTTTGTAAGACGCACGTCCTTTGGCGTTCAGTCCGCCGGACTTGGACTTACCCTCTGATCTTTGCCATGCAGCTGTTCGTGCCATGTTATTTATTTTTCTTTTTAGCTGTCAACTTAGACTTGATAAAGTCCTTCAACTTAGGAGCGCCAGGAGCACCCGGCTTCCTCATCTTCTCGCCTGATCCAGCAGCAATGCGCTTGCGTTTGGCGTTGATGTTTGCATATAGTCCTGCTTTTGCCATTATTTCTTTTTTGGAAATTGTTTTAAATATTCTCTTCTCACTCTTGCAGAGTTACTGCTTTTCGATGGAGTATACGTTCTGCCTGTTTCAACCCCACGACTACCCATGTTTGGATTTTCTTTCGCTATATCCCTCGCTCTATCCTTTTGACTCTTAGCGCCCCTATAATGAAGTGATTTTTTGTCGATTGAAGGTCTCGGCTTTCGATCCATCCTAGCCTTTCTGGCATTTTTGACTTCGTCAACATCAAGTACCTCACGTTTCATTTTTTGAACGGTCCCTTTTTTGTCTCTATAAGCATTTCTATCCGGCTTATTTCTTTTTGTATGCATAGTCCCTCCGGGCTTTCTAAATTCCTTGCCCGTTTCGTGATCCTTGCTAGACCTGGAGGTATAAACCGTCTCTGGAGTTCTTTCAAAAACAGTTGCCGTAGGACGAGTAACAGTAATTTGACTTTTCTGCAACGGTCTTTTCTCTGTTTTTAGAGACCCTTTTTTCCTAAATGTGTTCTTCGTTTGATAAGTAGAAACATTGTCCATGTCCGCTCTGCGAGAACTAGGACCAGCAAACGTAGTAGACTTAGTTTTAGCAACCCCAGACTTATCCGAACGACGAATCTTTCTTGTGGTTTCCATGCCAGTCTGAGCATTGCCTTTGGTACGCTCAACAACACGCGTTTTAGCGCCGGTAGAACCTTTAGATTTGGTTACCGTTTTGGTTGCGCCACCTAGCGTCTGGCGTGTGCGAGTCTTTGATCCCGGCTTCATTACTTCTTACGTTTTGGTGGGTTAGATGCTTTGAGCTTCGGTTTCTGTTTAGCCTGTTGTTTGGCCTCTGCTTTCTTGGACATAGCGATACCGCGATCAATTCGTTTTTCACTACGCCTATCGACGCCTGGACGCTTCATTTCACGAGCGGTCTTTTCTTTGTACTGCCAGTTACGCCCGCGAGAAACCAACTTTGTTCCTGCCCTTTCTTCCTTAGGAACAGACTTAAAGCCTTCAAGCTCCTTGTAAGTGCTTACGTGCCTCTTTGGCTTTAAGAATTTGCCGCTTTTAGGACCTACACTGCCTGCGTGGTAGTAGGACTTGCCCTCTTCAGGGTGATAAACCTTTTCAAACATAGGCTCCTCGCGCTTCATAGCGTCGTTGAAGTCTCTTGGTTTTCCACTCTCTTTCCAGTTGCGCTTCATGTTGTACTTGCGCTCCGGTGTGTTAGCCAGATTCGGTGGAAGAGACTTCTTGAACTCCTTGTATTTAGGTTTAGGCTTATTCATTCCTGTCCTTTTGTTCACCCTTTTTTACTCGGGGTTTTTTTAGCAGACGCACTAACCGACTTACCAGAAGACTTCGCAAGCTGGAACTTAGCCCCTGATGCAGCCTTCAAGTAATTAGCCTTCTCCAACTTACGCTTGGCACTTTTCTCCTGACGAGAAGCACGAGCATAGAGCTGGTTAGCCTTATCAGAAGCGTTACGACCGAAACGATCGCCAGCCATGTTTTGACCTTCCTTTGTTTTATCAAACTTGCGAATAGCTTCAGCTTTTGCCCAGTTGCTCTTAGCCTTGTCCATTTTCTTTACAGCACGCGCCTCCACTCGGCCAGCACGACGTAAAAGTCGATTGTTAGATGGTGTTTTCATTATTTTTTGAGTTTTTTCTTTTGGTAACTGAATGCGCGAACCTGAGACACAGGGCCCAAATTGGCGTAAGTGAACTTCTCACCTGGCTTAGT